AACGCCTCCGGTCAGCGTCAGCACTTCACCGTCGGAGCCTGCGCCGTCGAGGCTGATGGTCGGCGTCAAGCCGCCCGAGCTGAGGACCGGAGCGGTGGCGCCCACGGAGGTCACGCCCCCGCCGCCCTGGTTGATGATCATAAGTCGACGTTGAACGACGTTGGACATGGAACCCCTCTAGCGCAAATTACGGGTACAGCCTAGCAGGTTTCTCCTGCCTCGGCTATCCTTTTGTGCATGGCCCGACCACGCCGTCCCGCGCTCGAATACCAGCCTCCGTCAGCAGAGGAAAAATCTCGCGGGGATGCTGCCGTGTGCCACGACTGCAAGCGAGAGGTCCACCGACGCGATATGCCTCTCGGCTCGTGGCTCTGCCTCGACTGCTCGCGTGAGTACCAGCGGGCGCGCTACGCGGAGAAGGTCGCGCGGAGGCGTTCGGCATCGGGCGCGTGACAGCTACTCGTCGTCCTCGATGACCCGCATCTCGCGGACGAAAAAAAGCGCGTCGAGAGCGGTCTCTACGCTCATGCCGCCGTCCGCAGCGATGCGGAGGCTGCGACACTTTTTCTCCGCGCCTTCGCGGGAGGCGTACGCGCCGGTCGTCATCTCGTCGCCGTCGCGGGTGGTGCCGATCACCAGATAGACGCGCTTCACGGCGCCATCTGACCGAATAGACCGGCCTTGAGATAGTGCTGGAGCACAGAGATCGAGTGCCGAATGTCGGGCATGGCACGGTGGGCGATCTTCTCCTTCGGCACGCTCGGGCGCGAGGCGTACGCCTCGGGCGCGAAGCGCATGGCGACCTCGTTGAACGAGGAGGTGTCCACCATGCGGTAGTGAAGCGCGGCGTCGAGTCGCGGCAGGTGCTCGCGGATGAAGCTGCGATCGAAGTGGATCGATGAACCGGCGAGCACGCCAGCCTTCGCGGGGATGCCGTGCGTTTCGAGCCAGTCAACGATCCCCTGGTCAACCTCTTCGCGTGTCCGCGTGGCGACCTGACACGCTTCGAGCAGCCCGCTCTGCGTGTGCTGGTTGCGCACCCAGTCGTTCTGGATGGGCTTGTCGAAGTAGAGCACCGCACGGAACACCGCACGCTCTTGCAGCCGCCCGTCCGTCAGGACCACGGCGACCTCCAAGAGCTTGTCGTTTCGGGGATCGAGCCCCGTCGTCTCGCAGTCGAACCAAACCAGCGTGTCGTCACTCATGCGCCCAACGTAGCGCGTGGCGCACGCGCGTCAAGTAACTTCTAGCTTTTTGACGTCGTGGGAGCCGCACTTGAAGCAGGTGTGCCCCGGCGGGCGGCTGCTCTCGCGCATGAACACGGTGGCTGTCAGGCGCCAAGTGTCGTTGCACGCGCGGCACTGGAGAAGGGCGGTGACTCCGGCTCGCTCGGGGCGGGTATCCATCAGCCCCCTGGTAGCGCCGCGTGTCGTGTCTGTCAAGCTATTCGCACATCGGCTGGTCGCGCTCGGCGAAGAAGTCGATCTGTCGAAGCACTCGTCACCTTCTTGAACCCGAAACGCCCATACCATCGGATGATGCTCTCCGTGTCCATCACACCTTCGTCGTGGTCGGGGAGCGCAAACAGATAGGTCGCGGTGACACCCATCTTGTCGAGCCGCTGTAATGTCGCAGCGAGGACTTCTCGGGCCTGTCCTTGTCGTCGGGCTTCGCTTGGCGTCCCCACCCTGTCAACGTATGCGACTTTCGCGCGTGCGGGCTCTTGCTCGACGATCTCCTCCATCTCGCTCACCGTCGCAATATCTGAAGGTCTTCCGACCCAACCGTCACACCGACTCCCTGCTTCGTTCGTGACGTAGAAAGAGTAGAAATTCCTGATATCACCATCGGGGCGGACCACCGCGCGCACACCCGCATTCGCTCGGAGATGGCAGGAGATCCGACGGCGAGACGTCTTCTTCATCGCGGCTCTCGCACAGGGAAGCGCGGGATCATGCGCGGGTCGATGTAGCCTCGACCGCTGCAACCACCGCACGCGATGTGCCTCGACACCGAGCTGGAGCGCAGCCCACCGCACGCGAAGCACACGGTGCGAGGACCGACCTCGGGGACGTTGGATCGGTCGACAGAGCGCACGGTGGCGCGGACGCGGTAGGACGGTGCCGGGACGTCTATGTAGAGCGGATCTTCGTCTGGTTGCATCACAGCGCGACGAGGGAGACGGACAGCGCAGCGGTCACGAGCACGCCGACGGCGAACCACAGCGTCGGGCTCTCCCAGAAGCCGCGCACGGCGTCTTTGCGGGCGGCGGCGAGGTCACGGGTGAGAGCGGTCGCTTGCTCGGTCCAGAGGCGTTCGCGGAGGGTGAGGCGAGCGGTGACGGCTTCGGTGCGGGCCTGTTCGAGTTGGATCTGAATGGCGGCGATGCGCTGCTCGGTCGTGACGTCGAGGGTGAGCTGGTGCTCCAGCAGTTCGATGCGGCCTCTCCACTGTGCGAGGTCGGGGCCGCGCACGAGGAAGCCATCGAAGGGGGCGGCGCGGCCTTGGGCGACGAAGGGGATCTCCGGCACGGGTGCGGGCGTCGGGGGCACCTGCGCGGCGGCGAGCGAGGTGTGTACGAGAAAACAGGCGAGGAGGGGGAAGAGGTATCGGAGGATGTTGTTCATCGCTTGGTCCCCGCGTCGCGCAGACTGTGGTTGAAGTCTGAGAACCACGCGCTCAGCGCTTCTGGTCCCCGCGCCTCGACGTTGCGGTACTCAGTCTCCTGTGCGACCGTGAAAGCTGCGATCTCTTGATCGTGCGCTGCGTTGATCTTTGCGATCTCGACCCGCGCTTGGGTCTCCGCGTCCGCGAGGTTCTGCGTGATGATCGCCTCGCCTGGCCCTGCGTCGATGCCCGAAGGATGCGGTTGGACGCGCGTACAGCCGCAACCGTTACACGAGCCGCAGCCCTTGCCTGCCGCGAACGCCAGGACGAGCAACAAAAGTACGATCGACCCGAGCGCGACGCGGAACGCCTTCGTCGGGAGGATCTTCTTCCAGTCGAGGGTCATCCGGCCCGCCGGAAATGCTTGAAGGCCCAAAAGCCTCCGCCGATGGCTGCGGCCGTACCTGCGGCAATCCCGAGGTAGAGCCCCAGCTTGCTGCTAGCGGGGGTGGAGGGAGCCGCAGGAGGTGCCGGGGGTGCAGGGCGAGGCGGCGGGGCAGCAGGGGCGACAGGGGCGACGAAAGCGGGCGGGGCGACATAGGCCGGTTTGACAACAGGCGGAGCGAACTGCGGGGTGATCTGCGGCACGACCGGCGTGGGGGCAGGAGCGGGCGCGAACGCTGCGAGAACCTGCGAGTATGGCAGCATGGGCTCGCCGATGGGCTCGCGATAATACCCGCCGATGTTCCCGGTTGACCGGCTGCTCATGTAGTACAGATCGTAGGCCGAGAAGCCGATGAAGACGAGATTGCCGAGCGAGGACAAATCCTTGATCGCATTGTCCGTAGGGTAGGCGCTGTGCAGGTAGGCGATGACGCGGGGGGTCAACCTGTACCATCGCGCCGTTTCCGGGGTGGTGTTGTCGATGGACGTGCCTAGACCTCGGAGATGGTAGCTCACGGCGTCTTCTTGCTCTGGAGCATCCGATAGACCAGCACACCACCGACGAGCGCGGCGGCGCCCCACACCCACGTCGGCGCTCCGTGGAAGTCGCGCATGGGCGCGCTCGGGGCGAGCTGCGCTTGGACCTCGTCAACCTTCGCGGCGGTGTCTGCCTGCTGAGTCGCGAGCGCGGCGTTGGCTTCATCGGCCGCTGCTGCGGCGGCTGCGGCGGCTGCGGCGGCTGCTTCCTGCGCTGCCGGAGTCACCGCTTCCACCACGGCTGCGGCGGCGTCCTTAGCGGCCTTCGTCGCTTCGGCGGCGACATTGGCGACCTGCACCTCGACGGCTGCGGCGATCTCCGCCGCCTTCTTGCTCTCGGCCCACGCGACTGCGGCTGCGGCGGCTTCGGAAGCTGCCTTCGCGGCCATAGCGGCGGCGTCGGCGGTCGCGGCGGCGATGATGGCAGCGGCCTTGGCCTCCGCCCCCGACAGCGAACGAGCGGCCTCGGCTGCCACTGCTGCGGCCATCGCCTTCGCCGCCGCTACTGCGGCCTCGGCATCCGCCTTCATCGTCGCCTGATTCAGATCCAGCGTCTTTGCGGTCGCCGAGACATTCTGGTTCAGGGAGAGCGCGATCGAGGTCTTGGTAGGTAGCTTAGGCGGGGGTAGCTTCACGGTCGCCAGCTTCGCGTACGCTGCCGAAGTCATCTGTGTCGCCGGTCGCGGGGTGGTCACGACGGGCATGAACTTACCTTGCGCTGCTACCGTCCGAGCATCCTTCGCGGCTGCCTGGTACTTGGAGAGATTCACCGCCGTCGGAGTCTCGCGGTAGACCGCCAAGCGGTACGCTGCGAAAGTCGCCGCGTTCGGGAAAGCCTTGTAGTGATTCAAGGCTGCGACGCGCGCCGACGTGAACGGTGCGATGGGAAGCGAGAGTTTGGTGGCGCCGAGCGTGTTGTGGAAGGTCATCGTGGTCGTCTTTCAGCGAGAGGTGTCACTTGCTTCGGTTCTTCAGCTTGCGGACGACGAGGGCGCCGCCGAGAAGGACGACGACACCGCCTGCACCCCACGCCCAGACGGGGAGACCGAGCAGACCGCCCTCTGTTTCTTCGTCCGCCCCGGTGGTCGCAGGCGCCGCGCTGGGAGGGGGCGCGACGGCGCTCGAACCAGAAGGGGGGAGCGCCGACACCAACTGACCGGCTGCGGCTGCGGCGGCGACTGCGGCGGCGGTAGCGGCGGCGGCGGCGGCGGCGGCTTTCTGCGCCGCGACACGACGAGCGTGTCGTGTCTTACCGAGGCCGCCGAGTTGTCCCTGTTCGCCGTGGGCGTGGTAGGTCATCGTGGTTGTCTTTCAGCGAGAGGCGTCACTTGCTTCGGTTCTTCAACTTGCGGACGACGAGGGCGCCGCCGAGAAGGACGACGACACCGCCTGCGCCCCACATCCACACAGGGAGTCCGTGGAAGTCGCGGGCGTACCAGTCGAGGGCGATCTGTGCGCGGATGGCCTCGACCTGTGCCGTCGCATCCGCGAAGATGGCGTCGACCGCCGCGAGAGCCTGGCTACAGGACGCCGACGCACTCGCGACCGCCGCAGCGAAATCCACCGGAGGGATGCTCAACAGGGCGCCCACTCGGGGCTGCATCGTCGCTGTGCGCGCAGCGATGAGCGGTGCCGCCTTGTTCAACATGATGCAGTGGACAGCGTGCTTCTCGCCTTCCGTGAGTCGGAGAAAGCCCGGCTTGCTCTCTGTGAGGGCGATCTTGTCCTGCACGATCTGCCGAGTCTCTTCTTCCACTTTGCGCTGGTTGCTCGTGTACGCGCTCGCCGCCGCTTGAGCCCCCGGCAGAGCTTGCAGGCCTGCCGCGAGAGCGGCGAGCTTGCCGTTCAGGTCGGCATCTACTGCCGACTGCATCGCAGAGATTCTCCCGAGGATGTCCGCGCACGCCTTGTCCCCGTCCTCGGGCGGCATCGACTTCGCCGCCTGCGCCTCCGCAATCAGCGACGCCATTGCGGTCGTCGCCGTCGCAGGCAGGTCCGCGAAGGCGGCTGCCCCGCGAAGCACCTCGATCGCCTTGAGGACTTCGCGTTCCCCAGGGATGTAGATCGTCTGCGATGTGGCGACCGAGAGAGTCCCGAAGATTTCCCCGGAGATCAAGACCTGGAGCGCTTCCGTCAACGCAAGAGGCGCCGCGATGGCGACGTATCGGGCAGTGTTGATGTCGTACTTCGACCCGATGCGCGCGGGGTACGTCACGCTGTTCGCGACGGGGTCGGTCGGGACGACGATCTCGTTCGACTTCTTCGGGGGCACTTCGGCGTAGGCGACCAACCCAAACGTCGGCGGCTCCACACGCTTCGGGGTTTTCAGTAGACCCTGGAGGAAATACCGCATCTGCTCCATGTTGACATCGCGGGTGGAGACGGCACCGACATAGAGAACGCCCGCGTTATCCCCGAGCATCGAGAAGCCGATGAGGAAACACTTGGTCGCGGACGTAAGGAGCGCTGTGCTTGTGGCAACGAGCCCCGGTTTCGCCGTACGAGTGCCCGCGTCGATCGCCGCTTGAATACTCCCGGCATCGCCATTGCGCAGCGTGACCCAGCTCTTCGGGAAGTCGCTGCCAACGATGGCCGGGTTCCAAGTGATCTTGCGACCCGCGACGATCGGCGTACCGGCTTTGACGATACCCGTTCGCGGGAGGGGCTTATACTTGACGACGTATTGGAAGGCCGCGCAGTCGGGAGTCACGATAGACTCTACGGGAGACGCTGTGATCGTCGCCCCTTTCGAGGCCGACAGACTCTTCGCTAGCTCCAACGTAGCCGCGCTCGGCATCGTGAACATCAACGGCGCGGGTGCAGACTTCTGCTTCGAGGAGTTGAGTAGCGCGATTTGCGCGGGGGTCAGACTGCCGCCCTTGTCGGACACGCCTGCGCCGAGACCTCTGTGACTGTAGCTCATGGTGCGGCTGCTCCTGAATCGCCGCCACCGGGGAGAAACCCCTTGAGAGCGGTCTTGACCTTCGCGAAGAGGTAGTCGGCGAACTGCCCGCAGACCGCCCCCCACGCGGCGTAGATGAGCATCGAGGACTTGCCGATCTCGTGCGCCTTGACGTAGTCTACGACAGGGTCAGGTCGCGCAGGGATCAACATCGCCAGGCACGCCCCGAACACGATGGGGCACATCGGCAGGACGAAGCGATCCATCCACACGTTGCCCTTGCGCAACGCCTTGCCGACCTTGGCCGCCGTGCGCAGCGTCGGCGTATCGATCGGCGACGCCTGCCCCATGCGGACGTCGTAGACGGTCTTGACGAGCTGTGTCAGACCTACCGCGCCGGAGACGACGAGAAGCGCCTGCCACGAGAAGAGGATTTCGAGCGGTCCCACGGGTCACACCGCCTTGCGGTGCTTGCGCTTCCACCACCAGTAGCCGCCGCCACCTGCGACGACTGCGGCGAGGGCGACCCACGGGCCGTAGGCCATGAGCGTCTCAGAGAGCGTGACGCTCTCGCCCGTGCCGGGGCTCCAAGCGGGCTCGCCGTCGGGGAGCGTGGGATCGGCGGGCGCGGTCGGGGGTCGAGGAGCCGTTGAGCGGCACGCGATAGTCGCAGGGGTCGGGAGACTCGCGACGTATGCGGCGGGGAGGCGGATGCTCGTCCCGTCCTTCTTGTAGTCTTCACGCGACCCGAAGGCGGGGAGCCCGCTCGGGTGAACCTGCGCCTGCTCAGAGGCGGGACGGCTCGTCGCCCAGCTCAGGAACGCACCGTGGCTAAGACCGCCCCACTTCCCGTCAGGGTCGATGCTCTTGCCTGCGGCGATGAGACGCCGCTGCGCGTCGCAGATGGTCATCGTGGCGTAGGGGTGTGGTAGGGCCGGATTCGTCGCCGAGGGCTTCGGCTTCGTCCCCGTACCTGGGGTAGCGATCGATCCCCCTCCGCCTGATACGGTCACCGTATCGGAGCCATGCGAGGCTCCGTAGAACGTCGCGCCGCGTTTGCCGAATGCCACGTTCGCGGCTTGCGTAACGGCGGGCATCCCGTTCGCGATGGTCTGAAGACTGTATGCAGAGCCCTTCGCCGCGCCCCGGAGAACCAGCTTGCCTGCGTTGCCGCCTGCGCCCCACCCGAGGTAATCGAGAGGGGTCTGGAACAGGTTCGTCGCCTGGACAGCGACCTTGATGGCCGTGAGCAGGAATTCGTGTTCGCCTGCGGTCAGACCGGCGACGGGCGTGAAGATCAGGGTGACTAGATCACCTGCGTCGATCGGATCTCCCGCGCCGCCGAGTCCTCGCCGAGTTCTGTTGTACGTCATAGTTCCTCTGTGACCTGCCGAGCTGCTTGAGGGATCACGCCGCCTTAGCGTGCTTGCGCTTCCACCACCAGTAACCGCCGCCACCTGCGACGACTGCGGCGAGGGCGACCCACGGGCCGTAGGCTGAGAGGTATCCCATAAAGCCTACGCTCTCGCCAGTCCCAGGGCTGACGGTCTCGCCGCCATCAGGTTCAGTGGGATCGGCGGCAGCCGGAGTCGAGGGATCGATCGCGGCGCCGGGAGAAGCACCCGAAGTCTTACCCGAAGTCAAAGTCGAGGTTGCGGTTGAAGTCGAGGTTGCGGCACGCGATGCGGCACCACACGCCACCCGCGCCGGAGCCGGAAGCGCGCTAGCGTACGCGGCAGGAAGCCGAATCCGCGCCCCGTCCTTCTTGTAGTCCTCGCGCGTGCCGAAGGTCGGCAGCGCAACGCTCATGGCGCCCTGCGTCTGCGCCCAAGCGGTGAACGCATCCTTGCTGTTCTTACCCCAAATACCATCTGCTCCGATCCGCTGCCCCGCCGCGATGAGCTTCCGCTGCGCATCGCAGATGGTCATCGTGATATACGGGTTCGCGGTCGGCACGGACACGTTTGGACTGGCCGTGCTGGACGTGGAAGCCGAGGTCGGTCCTTTGCCGAGGTGGTACGTCATGGCCCGTACGGTAGCACAGGAAGACCCGCGCAAGTAAAAATGTGCTACGCTCGACGAACCATGATGATCCCACTGGTCCACCTCAACGGTACGGGCAAGGAAGAGCTGCTAGACCAACTCGGCGTCGCCGAGGCCGCCATGCGCGTCGCGATGGCAGCGGTCCACAAAGCGAGCCCCAACGCGCGCGACTACTACCCGATCGGCCCCGACGCCTACACACAGGCGCGGAACGAGCACGCCGCAAGAATGGGTAGCCTGAAAGCGGTCCAACAGCAGCTTGAGGATCTGTACGTCGCAGTGGCGGCTGGCGGCTGGCGGCGCTCGTGACCTGACGCGGCGCGTCAAAAAAGACTGCGAATAGTTCTCGACAGATGCGACGCATGGCGCTATTCTCTATTTGTCGGCGGCGAGAGGCCGACGAAGCAATCTTCACGGTGCGTCACACGCACTGACAGTCCCTCCCTGTGTGCGCGGTTCGTTCCTCCGCGCACACAGGGTCTCAACCGGCGCGGCGGTGGGAATACCGCGCACTTATATTTGGCCGCCCCGGTAACACGGGGCGGCCTTCTTTTCGTGTCCGACGTCGCGAGCAAGAAAAATAGACGTGAGCCGATAAATAACTTGACGCACGCGACACACTAGGTCATAGTCTCCTTATGACCGAACAACGACAGCACGCGGGGGGCGGCGGGGTGCTCCAGATTCTCGTGCGGCGCGACCCGGAGACGGGCGACGTCTGCGCGCTCACAGACCGACGCGACGAGCGCGCCGTCGTCTACCGGAGGGGCGAGTTCCCCCTCCTCATGGATGTCCCGCAGTTCGACCGCGCCCGCGCCGCCGTCGCGTGGATGCAGGCGAACCCTGGAGGGGTGTGTCTCGTAGACGCGCGCCTCGGGGACGTCTGGGACGTGCGCCTCGGGCGCACGCGGGAGGACAACTGATGTCGTACACCACGATCGAGCGCCCCACTCTCGGGGCACCCTTCGACGGCTTTCTCGTCTACGGTCCCGGTCCCAACGGGCGGCAGCACGCCATCGCGTCCTTCCGCGACCACGGCGCCGCGCTCAAGTACGCAGCGGAGCGCAACAAGGCCGACGACCAGGCCAACGCCCCGCCACCTCCGGCGACGCTCTACACGGCAGTCCTCGGCAAGCTCGGCAGAGACGACGCGAGAGCCGCGTACGTCACCGGCCCCACGAGCGATGGGGGTATCCGACCGATCGCGTCCTTCTGGCGCTACGAGGAAGCCGTCCGCTACGCGAACGAGCACAACGCGAAAGCGGAGGCCAAAAGCGAGCGAATCGGGCGTTGACGTGCGACGGTTTTTCTCTCATACTCGGCGGCAGGGCCGTCGCAAAAACAAACGAGGCGAAGACATGGGCAAGTGTGAGATCAAGTGGGTTCTGGACATGGTCGAGGAGCTGGGCGGCGACCCGAAGGATGTGGTCCTCCTGGTGCCTGCGAAGCGGGGGCGAGTGGCGGAGCGCGAGGATCTGCTCGAAGCCATCGCGGCAACGCAGCGGGGGCCGGTGTCCAAGATGCGCTCGCAGCTCAAGGGCTACGAGGTCGGGATGTACGTTCGAGGTGAGAACCTCGTGCGCGGGGAGCACTACCAGTTCGACGGCGACGGTTGCCTCTACCTCCCCGGCGACGGCAACAGCTACCACAGCGGCGAGATCGTCATCGCCCGCACGAGCGACTTGCGTATGAAGGACGCCATGTTCATGGATATGAACATGGAGACGCACACGGACGAGAACCGCGCCGTCAAGGACGCGATGGAGCTGGTGAGCGGGCGCAGTCGCCGCTACTGAAGAAGTCTCACATGGCAAAACGTCACAAGTTCGTCTACGCGGTCATCAGCATGGACGTCTGGGGTAACCCAGTCGACGGCTGGGATGTCAACAACTGGTATCGCTCCGGCGCACCGCTGCTCGAAGTCACTTCGACGCGCTCGGGCAGCCCCGACAGAGCCGACGTGCTCCGCGCTCTGCGCCGCGACGGGCACCTCAAGGCAGGCATCCGCGATGCGTCGCTCGGCATGGAATGGATGGATGGCGGCTGGTCGGTCACCGACGAACGGCAACCACCTCTGCCCGCCAACTCCAACAGCGCGAGCTGCCCCGACTACGGGTGGGGAAAACCGGCGTACCTGCTCGAAAAGGTCGATCCCCGAGACCTCGCTGAGATCCACCGCTCGGCCTGGTAGCGCACGCTGATCGCCTCGCCCCACAACGAAAAGCCTGCCAGCGAAAGCTGTGCGGGCTTTTTGTCTGACAACGTGTTAGCGTGGGTTCGTCGAGGATGTTCGACGGTCGCTGCGACCGCGCTCGGCGAAGGGAGAGCATGGTCCGAAAGAAGCCGGTAGGTTCGACAGAGCCCGAAGAACATTCGGTGCCCTGGTTGCCGCTCGTGGTCGCGTTTCGCGCGGAGACTTCGATCCGCGAGACTTTCGCGCAGTGGTGGGAGCCGCAGAGCTGCACCGTCCTTGACCACCTCCTGCGCGGGATCTGCGACCGAAGCGCGAGCGCAGGGGTCGATGAAGCTCTCGGGGGGGAGAAGATGCGGCACGGCTGGAAGCCGCGACCGGGTAAGACGCTCCGCTTGGAGATCCTCCTCGACTACCCCTTCCGCGAGCCCGTGAAGCGGTCTGTCCAGATCGGCTCCAAACGGTTTGGCGAAGTGTTCGGCCTCGCGCACGACATTTACCGCGAAGTCTACGCGCTGGACGACGCGCACTGGAGCCAACACGGGCACGAGCAAGCCCCCGTCGTCGGCAAGCGGAAGCTGCCCGGCGGCAGCACCGTGAACCTCCTGAATCGGCAGGGAGGCGCCTTCGTGTGGGGGCACGACATCACCGACCTCCACTTCGAGTCTCTGTGCTTTGAGCCGAGCGCCGAGGCGCTGGCGTACCTCAAGGCCCGTCGAGCGTTCTTCAAGAAGAAGCAGCCGAAGGATGCGAAGCCTCCGCGCTTCAACGTGAGGCACAGCATCGGGACCGTGTCGTTCTTCATCGGGAGCTGACGACGTGCTACAGTCTGAGCCGTGCGACGCCTAGAAAATCCAGGCCCGAGGGGCCGCCCGCGAGCCCCCCGTGTAGAGGCGCCTCACGCCTCCATCGAGGACATCATCCCCTTGAACGCTCGCCTGCTCATCGAGCGGCTGGGCAAGGGGGACGAGGCTCGGGCGAAGCAGTGGATGCTGGCGATTGCGAGCTTTCTCGCGGCGCAGAGCAAGCACACGGCGAGGGCGTACGCGATGGGGATCAAGGGTTTTTTCGACCTGTTCGAGTGGGTGTCGCCCGAGGACGTGACCATCGCGCATGGTGTGGCGTACAAGCGGCTTTTGATCTCGGACGGGCTCGCGAATGCGACGGTGCAGCTACGGATCGCAGCGTGCTCGTCCTTGTTCGACTACTTCTGCCGACCGCAGGACACGCGGGGGGAGCCGTTGTGTAAGAGCAACCCCTTCCGGTACGTTCCGCGTCGAGACATCGTGGTGTCGCCGTACGCGAGGGCGAAGGCCGTGCCGTGGGACACGTTCCTGCAAATCTACCGAGCGATCCCCGACGACGTGCAAGGGCTCAGGGATCGGGCGATTCTGCTTTTCTATGCTTTCACGGGGCGTCGTCGGTCGGAGGTCGCGCGTCTGAGAATCCAAGACCTCGACCTGCAAGCGGACCCGAAGCGGTACTCTGTGGTCGTCAAGGGTGGGCGCGTGCAGCAGTATGAGCTGCCGAACATCGTGTACCAGGCGCTCAAGGCGTATTGGATCTCGTCGGGCCGCATCGCGAACATGGCCGGTAACGATGGCGTGTTCGTGGCCGATGGATCGACGGAGCCGCTCACGCATGACTCGATCGCGTGCGTTCTGCACTCTTGCGCGGAGCGAGCGGGGCTGAACTGGAGGCGCGACAAGATCCGTCTGCATGGGCTTCGACACATGAGCGCACGGCAGCTCGACGCCGCAGGCGTCACGCTCCGTGAGATCCAAGCCTTCCTCGGGCACATGAACCCCAACACCACCGCCCTCTACCTCGAAGCGCTCTCGGGTACGCTCCCGGCGCACGAGACGACCCTGGCGAACATCCGCAAGGCCGCCGACGAGTTCGGATCGCTGCTCAACGCGAAGGACTAGAGCCTCTTCGTCTTGTCATCGACCCAGTAGGACACCGCGCGAGAGGCGTTGTACGCTCGTCCCGCTGTTCGGTCGGCGTGAACGATGTAGAGTCCTTCCATCGCCCACTCGCCCGCTATGCGTGCCGCACGGCTCAGCAGAGCCGCCCAGCGCGGCTGGCGCGGAGGACGACTACCGTGTTCGTCCACGGTCCCTGTCGAGGGGGCTCACGGGGAGCGCGGCGCGGCGGGGGCGGGAGGGGGCGCCCGTCGTGCCTCGCGGGACTCCGCCAGATGTGTCGTGACGATGAGGACTCTCGCGATGTCATCGTGGACTACTTGCTGGTCCTCTTGAATCGAACTGACGCCGACCATCATCTGCGAGACCATCAGCACGCTCGCGATGAGGAGCCCGGACACGAGCCCGAGCACCAGTATGACCAGCCGATGTCGCTTCGCGCCGTCGTTCGATCTCGAAGCGTGGAGGCTCACGAGGTCTTCTCGAAGGGCGCGGATGTTGGTCAGCGTCGTCTCTTCGACTTCCACAGGTTCCGGGGTCGCGTTCTCGGTCATGGGGGTGTCCCTCCTTGCCGCTGCCGCTGCGTCACTTCCCAAACCTTCGCTTCGAGCGAACGAATGGATTCGTGGATCGCTGCGCGGTCACGGGCAGATTCGTCCAGCTTGGCTCTCGTCGTCACGCCTTCTCGCACAAGCGAAGAGGTCACGGAAAGAACCTCGGCAACATCGGTACGCATGGCGCGTTGCTGCTCGCTGATCTCACCAACGCTCACGAGCATCCGAACGGCAGGCAGGCCACCTACCGTGCAGATGGTCGTCGCGACGCCGATCACTATCTTGATCAACTTGGCCCGAAGGGCGCGATCCTCGGCACGCATCCCTCGTAGTTCCGTCAGACTCGCCCGCATCGCACGCAGATTGGTCCGCGTGTCGTCGAGATCGAGGGTGCTGGCGTAGCGCCCTGGGGAATCGTCCATCATGTCGTCGCGGGGGGGAGTGGTCACGGAAATAACACCTTCTCGCGGCCTGTGTAAATGTGGTCGATCTCAGTCTACCTCGGGCAGAAAAAATGCGCCCGTGGAATCTGAGACCGACCCATTTTTCGGTCAGGTCAGGTAGGGCTAAGTGCGCGGACGATCGTGGCCTTGCCGAGATCGATGCTCGACATCGTGTATTTGCCGCCCTCTTCGTACTTCGCGCGGACCTGCCCCAGCAACGAGTTCAGCTCGTTCTGGCGGTTCTGGAGATGGAGCTGCGCGTTCTGGAGGCGCTCCGACGCGAGCTGCACGATGGTCGCGTCCTGCGGTTCGAGCGCGACCTCGACAGGCGCGAGCGGGTCGATGGGCTGCTCGGGCTGCACCTCGGGCTGCACGTCTGCCGGAGCGGCTGCCTTCGGGGTTGCCTTCGCGGCGGGCTTCGGAGCGGTCTTCTGGAAAGGCTTCTTCGAGATATGGCGCATTTTTCTTCCCTTCGTCGAACTGCGACGAGAACTCGTGCGTAGGTATGCACCACAGTCGGAGTGTATGCAAACACAATCCGACGTCGTTATGCGAGCTGCACTGATCCAAAGAGCGGGAGGGGTGGTTAGCCCGCTTGTCGGATCAGTGTAGCTTGCTGATCTGCTGCGGCTGCTGCTCAGGCCGATGCGGAGGCGATCTCTCGCCCCCGCATCAGTCCGTCAGTGGATCAGGTCAGGAGGACCGCAAGGCCGACCCCGAGGATCATCGGGACCGTGCCGCCCGCTGCCGTGCCGTTCGTCCGCGCGTAGCCGACCGGCAGGATGACCTCCGTAGGCGCCGAGGGCGCCGCGTTCGTCACCGAGCCTGCCAGCACAGCCGAAAGGAACAACGGCTCTCCGGCGAGCACCGTGACGCCCGTCTCGATGGTCTGCAACTCGATCGTACCAGCGGTGGTCATCGAGTTGGCAGTTCCTTCGCTGGCGCCGAAGACCCTCGAAGCGACCATCGAGGTCGCGATGGCCCGCTGAACCACGTTCGCCGCCGAAGTCAGGTAGCCGAGCATTCCGACCGTGACAGAGTTCGTCGCGGTGTCGAACCCGCCCTGGACGATCTGCGAGGCCGACGTGGTGCCGACCGCGAGTTCGTTGAGTGCTCCGATGATCGACGTGGCCGTGAAGCCGACGAGGTCAGGTGCAGCCGCCGTGTTGAACGGAATCACCAAGGAGGCGTTTGCCTTGAAGGTGATGTCGCCGACGCTCGGCGCGAGGAGGACGACGTTGCCGCTCGTGGCCGTCGAGAGCGTGAGGTTCGCGCCCGTGACAGTGAAGTTCGACGCGGCAGCCGCGTTGAGCGTGACGACGCCCGCGCCAGCCGTCGTGGCGCTGAAGTCCTGGCCGCTCTTCGGTGCGACAGTAACCCCACCCGCCGCCTGGACGACGATGGCATCACTCTTCGCCGTGTTGCCGAGCTGGACGACTCCAGAACCGGCCGTCAAGCTGATGTAAGACCCCGCGTCGATCGTGGCCTGGCCGGTCGCAGACTGGATCGCGACGTAGGAGGCTGCGCCGCTCGCGGCGAGCGTGATGGTCTTCGTGGAGGCCGCAGTGAGCGACACGTCGCCGCCCGTGGTGATCTGGACAGCCGAAGGCGCGGCCGTCACACCGAACGCCGAGGTCGTGGCGCCCTGGAGCGTGAGCGCGCCGCCAGACACCTTGAGGTACGAGGACGCCACCGAGTCGAGCGAGATGCCGCCCGTGCCGGTCGTGGTGACCGTGAAGACCTGATTGACGAGCGGCGTCGAGGCGAAGCCTCCCGTTGCGCCGATCGCGAGGACCGGCGTTGCGCCGCTCTGGAAGGAGGCGATGGCGCCCGTGCTCGTCGCGTTGACGACGATGCCGGTGCCCGTGCCACCCTGCGTTACTCCCAGGCCAGCGCCCAGCGCGTTCGCGCCCATCGTGATCCCGACGCCGTCGCCAGCCGCCGCGCTGGTGACAGGGCTGCGGTTCACCGTGAGGGTGTTGAAGTTCGCGCCGTCTTCAGCGTTGGTGAGCGAGAGCGTCGCGGCGTTGGTGAGAGCCCCGTCAGCCTGATTGAACTGAATCCCGCCCGTGTCGTCGAGCGCGACGACCGCGCCCGCGTCGTAGGCCGCTTGGAGGCTCTGACCTGCGAGGGTCGCGATCTGACTCCACGCCTTGTCGCCGGTCGCGGTCTTGAGATACATCTCGCCGGTCGCCGCGCCTACGTTGCGGAGGTACAGCGAGCCGAGGTCGGCGACGACACCCGAGGCGCCGACGTCCGAAGGATCTGCCGTTCCAGCGAACAGCTCGACGGTCGTACCGGCCGCGCCGGTCTGCTGGATCGTGAGAGCCGCGCCGTCTTCCGTCGCGATGGTGTTCGTCGCGCTACGATCCGAGAGGATCAGCGTCGCGCCCGGAAGCCCGCTCGCCGAAGATCCGCCCCAGAGCTTGACAGTACCACCCGCGCCCGAAATGGCGTTACCACCTCGAACGAGAGAAGTACCACCGACGCCCGTGGTGTTCTCGCCTGCGACGACCGACACCTGCGCGCCCTGGCCCGCACCGGCTGCCTGGCCGCCGGAGATGGAGACGTTGCCGGGAGTGGCGTTCGTACCCGCGACCGCGCCGCCCGCGATGGTGACGCTACCGCCCGCCGCTGCGAAGTTCGTGCCCGAGTTCGCGCCGCCCGTGATGTTGACACCACCCGCAGCCGCCGTCGCAGCCACGTCGATCTTCGCGCCGCCCTTGATGTCAACCAGGCCGCCGAGTCCCGCGCCCGAGAAGATGTTGTCGCCGCCCAGCACGGAGACCGTGCCCGCGTTGAACGCCTTGGTCGCCGCGCCAGACTTGAGGGTCGCGTCTCCGCCCCCGCCGCTGGCACCGCCCGAGCCCGCCGTGAGGCTGACTGCGCTGCCGACCGCAGCGTTGCTGGTTGCCGTGACAAGCACCGCGCCGGTCTGATCGACGACGACGACATCCGAGGTCGCAACCTGGACCTGGAGTGCGTTGCCCGAGGACGTCGTGTTGACGAGGAGCGCCGTGCTCGCGACAGCCGACGAGATGGAGACCGGCTTCGCCGCCGTCACAGCGATGGTGCCCGCGCCGCTGGTGTACGCGGTCTGGAGGTCGGTGTCACCGGCCACCGAGGCCAGAGTCCAGTCGGTATCGAGGTTAGCCGTCTTGATGTAGAGTTCGCCCGTGGCGCCCGCGTCGCGGAGGTAGAGAGAACCCTCGCTGGCAGCGACGCCGAGTGCGCTCGGGACGAGCGAACCGGCGAAGATGCTCGCCGTGGCGCCGCTCGCGCCGGTCTGCGTGATCGTGAGAGCCGGGCCTGCGGTGGGCGACGTGGCGTCCGCGCTGCGGCCAGAATTGATCACCACACCGCCGGGCGTCCCGCTGTCCGAGTCTCCGCCAGTGAGACGGACGTCGCCGCCGTGATTCGTGGCGAGGAGACCTGTGCTGCTGCCGCCATTGATCGAGACGTCGGCCGCGATACCGTCTCCGGCGTTGTCGCCAGCGGCGATCTGAACGTAGCCCGAAGCGGTCGCGGTGCCCAAGGCGCTGGTCTTGCTACCGGCCGTGATGGAGATCGAGCCCGGCTCGCCAGCGCCCGCGAAGCTGTTGTCGCCAGCCCGAATGTTGACCGGACCGCCGTTGTCGGCGGTCGAAGCCTCACCCGCTACGATCTCAACCAAACCACCGCCCGCGCCCGGCCCCGTCGCGTGACCTGCGCCCGCATTGATGCTGACCCCGCCACCCGCGCCAGTCGCCGCAGCGCCCGCGCCAGCCGAGATGGTAACGCCGCTGCCAAACACGCCGTCGTTCTTGCCGAGGACGGTGACGGCACCCGTACTGTCGACAGTGATGACTGGCGTGTTACCGACCTGGACCTGAAGCGCGTCACCCGTGCTCGTCGTCGTGTTGACGGTGAGAGCCGTGCCCGTGCCCGTCGTGAGGACCGAGAGCGCATCGACTGCGGCGACGGCCGACGAAATGCCGACCGGGACCGTCGTGACTGCGATCGTCTGACCGTTGACGTACGCGGTCTGAAGCGACGCGCTGCCGCCCGTGCCGACCTCGACCTTGTCCCAGCCCGTCGTCGGGGAGGCGCCCGTCTTGAGGTACAGGACGCCCGCGTCCTGCTGGTAGAGCGAACCGAGCGGCGCCGTGACGCCCGCGCCCGCCGAGGGCACAGCCGAGCCGACGAAGAAGCCAGCGGTGACGCTGTTCTGCGTGAGCGAGAGCGCGGCGCCCTGCGTGATCGCACGCGGCGAGATGACCTTGACGCCACCGGGAGCGCCGCCTACCGAACTGCCGCCCGTGAGCGTGACGTCGCCGCCGATGCCCACGCCGGGGGCCGCGCCGCCGGTCAGCGAGAGCAGACCGCCCGCGCCGGAGCCGTCGGCTGCGCCGCCCGTGACCGAGAGCGTCGAGGCCGAGGCGTTGAGAACCGTCGCGCCTTCGAGGCGGATGTTGTGGTTCGCCGCCTCACGGAAGGTCAGGTCGCCGAGGATTCCGGCGACGACACTGAGGGTGTCGAGGGTCAGCGAGGCACCGATGATCGTATTGCCGTCGAACTCCGCCGTCGAAGTGACCGTCAGGTTGCCGGGGATGTTGACCTGCGTGTTCGTCCCGCCGATGTTGATGATCGGGGTGCCCCCGGCCGAGGTCACGAGATCGATGCTCGTCGTGTTGGTGCCGCCGACGTTGATGGTCGTGGTGGCGTCAGCCACGCCGATGTCAACCTGCGTCACTGCCGACGTCGCGCCCGTGCCACCGACGACGACCGACGTCGCGATGGTGCTACCGAGGGTGAGTGCTCCCGCTACGCGGGCGTCCACACCAATGACGCTGAGTTCATCGCCTGCGGCGAGCTGGGAAACCGTACCTGTAACTACCTTGAGCGGAAGAATCGTAGCCATGCGGAACCTCTAGTGTGTCGGCGTTCGCCGGAATTCAGATCGTGGGGGGAGCGTGAATTTCTTCGTACAAACAGAAACTAGCGGCCCAGGCTGTTTCGACGAGCGAACGGACCTCTACCTAGAGGAAAACTACAAGAAGTAGGGGTCGAGATCGACGTTCGCGACGGGCTGCGTCGCGGTCACGTCAGTCCACACCGGACCAGCCGGAGGCCGAACGCCATTCCGGCTGACGCCCTGCGGGATGCGGAAGCGGGAGAGGTAGTCTTGGGCAATCGCGTTCGTGGTCTGCACGACGTCCGTGTCGGCGACCGTGATCTTCGCGCAGAGCGAAGGACCGCAGATCGTCTTCCCGTCGTTCTTGCCGAACCCGACCTTGAAGCCGAACTTTCCGTTCTCAGTGTACCATGAGTCGATGACTTCTTGCGTGAGCTTGTATCGCTTCGCTGCCATGAAATTCCACCATGCCTTCGCAGGCGTTAGAGGTGTTAGAGGATGAGCGGTGCGCTGGGTACGAGAACTAGGACAGTGGTACTCTTCGCGTAACCGACACGCAAGCAAATTCCACCGGGACCAGGAGGAGCAACGGACGTCAAGGTTCCAGGTACGACGTCCAAGTAATAGGACGCCCCTGGAGTGAGCGCTGGCCCCGTCCAAAGGTACTCGCCGGAGTAGGTAACGGTCGCCGTCGCCGGGGTTGGAGTAGCGAGGACGAGCCCGACAAAAGAAAGCACAGTCGGAAGGGCGGCAGGGTCCGCCTTCGCGAGCGTGTTCGCCACCGACGTCGCGATGACCGCATCGCCGACGGACAGCCCCGACTGTAGCCACGACCCAGGGTCCGAGACAACGCTCGGACCCAGCGTACCTGGCGGCCCTGGGGGTCCAGGCGGCCCCGGTGGTCCCGGCGGACCGATCCCTCCACCGCCGCCGGAGGGGATGTTCGTGATGAACCTCATCGGAATGACCTCACGAGGAGAACCGTGCCTACGATCGCCGTAAGCGCGAGGGCTACGAGGGGGAGAACGGGCGCGGGCGCGGGGATGGGCGACGAGGTTGTTGCGACTTTCCCCGCCATGCCCGCAGCCCAGCTACGGTAGCCCGCTTGCGTGAAATGCACGCCGTCGGGCGCATGGTTTCGCTGCGTCATCGGCCAAGAGTCGAACCAGCGGACCCCGAGGGCGGGGAGCGTCGCAGCTTGGCGGTCTTTCACGTCTTGCAGGCGCGCTTGGAGGGAGGTCGCGCTGAACGAAGGCCCGAACCAGATGATCTCTGGGGAGCCCGCCGCCCGAATCTGCTCGACCGCCGCCCGCAGCGTCGCCTCATAGTCCGCGTTGGGTTGATCATTCGTCCCTAGCTCGACCAGCAGGACGTCGGGATGGTACTGCGCGACCGCCGACCCGAGCTTGCCTTGCGCGACGTACCACGCGGTCGATTTCCCACGGTTGGCCTCGGCGTACACGACCTGCAAACCCAGGCTAGCGAGCGGGGTCGGCAGGGCGGACGCGAGCGCCTCCATGTGGCTGTCGCCGAGTAGGACGATGCGAAAGGTCATAGGGTTCGAGCGGGGGTCGCCCGCTCACTCCCAGTAGCCGGTGACCGAGCATACGCCACGGAGGATCTGCGCAGCGTTCAGCGTACCGATCGGAATTTTGAGGATGATCTGGACGTACTCGCCTGCGTTCACCACGAGAGGTGTGGCGAAGTTGCGGACAACTTCAGGCGGGTTCGGCATCGCCCCGATGGCAGCACCGATCGGCCAAGCCTGGAGCCCGAGCGTCTTGCGCCGGGGGATCTTGGTCGCGGCGCCGTCGGCTGCGCCGACGAGGGTTACCGTGTTCGAGCCTACGGCGATGGACCACTGGAACACCATAGCCGTGGTGGCGACCGCTGCGCCCGTGACGATTGAGGAGATGCACACGCCTGTCAGGAACAAGGAGCGACCCGTGAGCGCAACCCCCGGCGGCGGAGACTGATAGCCGAACACGATGTAGTCGGTCTCGCCGCCCGCGATGGCTACGAACTGCCACTGCCCCCCGAGCGTGGCGTAGCCTGCTGCCGTGTTCGAGAGCGTGATCGAAGACGGGGCTACGTTGTTGGGGTAGTTCGCGGTCGAGCCTTGGGGCATACCTCCGGCGCCTTGAATCGAACTCAGGCCCGCTCCGGCCATCTGCTCCGACCACGGCTTGTTGGAGTTCCAGTCCCCCAGGCTCACGGATAGGTCCGCCAGCTTGAGCACCTGCGCGGAACCGACGATAGCCGCCGTGTTGTAGATGCGACAGAATGCCGGTAGCGCAGACTCGGAGCACGGCGAACCTGTGCCGCCGGGGACGTCCAGTCTCGCCAGGAGGACGTCATCGACCCAGAAATCGACAGACTGCTGCGACACGGAGATCACATATCGGTGGAGCACACCGATTTCGGGGATCGGCATGGGAGACGTAAGCGACTCGGAGCCGTTGTTGGCGATGACACCTACCAGCGTCCCCGCTGCCGTGAAGCGGAACGCTACGCCATCATTCAGCGTCCAGGCGGCGGCGACCGAGGGGATACCGGCGCCGATCTCCATGACGTTGTCCGGTGTGAGCGGATTCACATAGAGGGCCGTCCACTCGAAGTACGTCGGCGCAGCGCCGGTCAACGGGAACGTGCGCCACGTCTGGAAAAGCGCCTGCGTGTTTATGGTGGTGCTGAGCCCAGCGTTCAGGTTCACGAGACCTGTCGCGTAGGTGATCGTCATGGTCGTCAGGACTTGCTTGAACACGCCTGAGTTCTGCGCGGTGTAGTTGAACGACTCGCTCATCAGCAGCGTGTCCGTGCCTACACGCAGGCGGAAATCGTCCGTCGTCTCCGGCGACAGCAGGTACGGCGTGCCCGTGACCGCGCCGTCGTCGTTCTCCGACATGATCGCGGCGTAGCCCGTGAGCGCCGTGTCCTTACCGAGATTGACCTTGAGGTTGCTCCCCGTGTCTACCTCGACGACGTTGCCGGAAATGTTTCCTTCAATGCGAAATCCAGCCATGTCAGGCTCCTACTGGAAAGAGGCCGACGAAGAGACCCTGCTGGGTGCCTCCGCTATCCACGGTATAAATCTCGTACCGCGCGAGGCGACCGCTCGGATCGCCGAAGTCTTTGTTGATGATCGTTCCGTCAGGTGCGTCGGGCACTTCTTCGCCGCCGCAAGGTCCACCAGAGAGCGTGATCATATCTTCCTCACCTATGTCCAAGTCCAGTGGACGAGAAACTTGCCGTTGAGCCGAAGTTCAGTGACACCGTAGATCGTGAACCCGACCCCTGGCGTCGGGATGCTGCACGGGAGCGCGATTGCCATCGGAGCCATCATGTGCTCGTACCCGTTGTGCGACGCGGTCGAGTCTACCATGAAGAACGCTTGGACGTGGCTCGTTGTGAGAATCTCCGCCTCGCCCGTGATCGCTATGGACGCGATGTTCGTGCCGATGGGGATGAAGTAGGTCGTCGTGGCAAGAGCGGCCTGTGCCACGGCGCTCGCGTTCGCGTAGGTGCAGCTAACGCCGGGGACGACGCTGAGGATCGTGAAAAGGCCGTTGTTACCCGCAGAGGTCGCGCCAGCGATGCGGATGTAGTGTCCCACGTCGCGCGTCGCGAAGGCGCCCGCGACAGATAGCGTCTGGGTCGGGCCAGCCGAGAAGCTGTCCGTGACGAGCATGGCCGTCGGCGTCCCCCAGTCGATCTCCGCCGAGCCTGCGTGGACGACGGACACCTTCGTCCACGCCGTGTTCGCGGCGGCCGTCTTGATCCAAACCTCGCCCGCCGTGCCGTTTTTGCGGTGGTAGGTCGAGCCTGCGTTAGCGACGACGCCCGACCCCGCCGAAGGATCTGCGGTCCCTGCGAACACGCCCACCGTCAGCGCGGGCTGCGTCAGCGTGAGCACCGGCCCGTCAGCAATCGCCGCCGTGTTCGTCGCGGTCCGCGTCGTCTCCAGCACGACGCCGCCGGGCACGGCTCCGGCGCCCGTCCCGCCCGTCCCGCCGCCCGTGATGACCACGTTGCCGCCCGCGAGCGCGGCGGCTGTCGTACCGGCCGCGCCGCCCGTGACGCGGGTTGCGCCGCCTGCTCCGGTCCCTGCGGGCGTCGCCGCGCCGCCGACAACTGTGAGGTCGTTGCCTGGTGCGTTGACACCCGTCACGGTCTCCGCGAGCACGCCGCCGACGAGCGCGACGTCTGTGGTCGCGAACTCCGTGACGGTCCCGGTGACGATCTTCAGGGGTTGTTCGGCCATGTCACCCGCCTGCCCGATGCAGGAAAACGCCAGTCCCTCCGACAAGTAGAACGGCTCCGCCGACGAGCAAAAGAATCGCTAGCGCGTAGGGTGCGCCCTCGACCGCGTAAGCGATCATGGAAGCGGCCGTCACTCCGGGGTAGACGTCCTTGACGACCTCGGGCGGCCAGAGCCCGCTGCGTGCGGCGACGAGCATGGTCCGCTGTCCGCGCGCTACCCAGTTCCCGTAGGTGCTGCTCCCGAGCGCGTTGATCAGCGCCTTGGAGAAGGCCCGGACATCGAGATTCCGGGCGAGCGTGGCTTCGAGAATCTGCCGAGCCTTGCCGGGGGCGTTGACGCTGAACGCATGGTAGACGCTCATCGCCAGGTCGAGGTACGGGCCGACGTCGCTCATGCTCGCGGTGCGGAGCCACTCCTTGAGCCGCGCGTTGTCGGCCGAGGCACCGGGGATGTACTTCCGGTAGGCGTCGGCCTCGGAATCGAAGTTCGTGAGGAGCCAGTCGATCGTCCCTTCGTACTGGCCGGGGTAGGACGTCGGATCAGCGAACGCGCGATGGAAGGCGATGGCCCACCCCTCGGCGCGATCGTACACGGGGCCGCTCGGCGGCACGACGCCACCGGGGCCGGAAAGCTGCTCGACGATGACGTTGCCGGGGACTACCGAGCCTGCGGAGTTGCGCAGGACGCCGTCGGGGCCGACGGTCCATCCGACGGAGGCGAGCTTGTTTCGGAGCGCGAGCACGGCCCCCGTGGTGGACGACTCGAACACGCTGCGCACCATGCCCCAGAGCGGACCCTGCTTGTCGTTCGCGGGGAACACACCGATGACGTGGAGCGGCCCAGCGGACATGGCCGCGCCGTCGTAGTTCTGGACCGTGCCCCAGTTCGCGGCTTCGAGCTGAGAGACGAGGTAGAACGCCCGCGCCATGTGCAGGTCGTGCTTCGGCGGAGCCACAGCCGGGCCACCGCGAACAACGAAGCCTGACTTGCTATGGTAGTGGGTGTATTTGACGCTCTCGCTCACTTCAGACCCCCCGGACGAGGCGACACGCCGTTGCAGGCCACACACTGCACGAATCCGATTTTCGGATCGTACTGGATGACGTGGTTGAAGGTCCGACGTGCGATCTCATCCGCCCGCCGTTCTCGCTCCCGAGGGATACCCGAGCCGACCCGGCGTGTCAATCCCTCAACGGGAAAACGGAAGTCGATCGCGTGACCTAGCTCGTGGAACATCAGCCCGAGGAGGTGCTTGCGGGTGAGCCCAGCCGCCCGAGGCGCGAAGGTGATCGCGAGCGAATCGTCGGGAAACTGCTGGCAGTAGGCGTAGTGCCTGCCGCTGTCCCCCGCGTCCTCGTTGACGTTGAAGCCGACGTGCCCGAGGTCGGGGAACTTCCGCTGGGCCTTTTTCAGACACTCCGCGAAGGTTCGAGGCAGCACCGACAGGTCGGCCTTGTTCGGCATCAAGGAGAACCCGACGATCTTCGGGTTCTGCACGAGACACCGCGTGCGACGACCGCGTGAGGTGCGTCTGCGTGAGGTGCGTCTGCGTGAGGTGCGTCTGCGTGAGGTGCGCCTCGATGAAGCGCGGCGGGGCGCTGGCGTACGCTTCACCCTCAGCCCGGCGGGCAGCGAGAGCTGGTCCATCGCGCTGTCGTCGGAGTCGTCGATCGGGCCAAGGAAGCCTCCGGCCATGATTTTCCTACGTTCTCGTCAATGTGTTGTTGGGGCTCGAAGCTAGTAGCGGCGGCGGTTCGCGGCGAGGGGGACTTTCTTCGCCTCGCGGCGCGCGTACTCGATCCCCTGTTGAACGCTGCGGAAGCCGAGATCACTCTTGACCGCGACGAACTTGTCACCGCGCCAAGCGAGCGCGAAATTCCCCGGATGGGCGTCCGCCAGGTAGGTGATGCCGTTCCGCTTGCACCACAAGTGCCCTTTGTAGAGGGGTAGGCCGTATTCCTCGTTCGCGCTGAGAATCTCCGACCATTCAATCGCGGGCGCCATCATCAGGAGGACCATTTTGACCGACTGATGGTACGCATCGGAGAGCGCTTGTCTCGCGCGGGCGGCACTCCCGAAATGCGGGGTCGTCAGCGCAACCATCGGCTCGATGTTCTTGCCTTCGGCATAGTCCAGGTACGTCACCACGGTCTCTGTGATGACCCCGTACGCGGTGCTCACCGGATGCAACATCAAAGTCGGGTCGCCCGTCTGGATGACATCGAAAGGTAGCTCCATTCGGAAGACGTCATAGACGTGGATGAGTCCGTCGAGGGGGTGACGCTCCTTCGCGATCAGGTTGAGGACGTACAGATCCGCCGCATCCACCGTCAGCTTGAGCACCTTCGACGGGTCCGGCAGGGAGAACGCCGTCCCGAAATTGCCGCAGCCGATCTGCCGCTCCGCAAAGGTGCCGTCGCGGACCTCAGCCTCAATGCCCAAGCGCTTCGACGTAACCGGGAAGAGCTTCAACACCTCCGCCCACGCCTCACCGACGACGTGTACGTCGTCGGTGCTGTCGGTGTAGCCGCCACGCAAACCGAGCGGGGCTTCCGTCGGAGCCCCCGGCATCGCCGCGAACTTCGCAAACTCCACGGGGAGCTTGGACAGGTCCGACATCTGCTCCTCCCGAGGCGGGAGCGGTACGATCCTCCGAGGCTGCGCACCCGCTATGCCGAAAGCCGGTCGCACAGCCCCAGCGGGGCGCGGAACTACGACCGGCTCCAGCGCGGCCACATCGACGCCGAGTTCGATGAGCTTCCGGCGAAGTTCGGCCAAGAAGCGCCGGGCGTCGTTGTCGTAACGCCCGAGGATGTTGCGGGCGACGTCAACAGCGGCAACGGCGATACGGTAGCCTCCGTCGCGGTGGATAGCCTTCGCAGTGACCTGTGCGGACTCCAGAGCTTGCCGGTCGTAGTGACCCGTGCGCTCCCACTGGGAGCCTATCGCGTAGACACTCTTCGCCACATCGAGCGCAGCCGCGTCGTGCGCGACTGTGTCTCGCGACGCAGCGGCATGGCGAACCGGGGCCGGAACCACCGGACCGACGGCACGGGCGGGAGCCGGAGGGGCGGGCTCGTCCACAGGCCGCGCTTGCGGACCACCGAAGGGGCGGGTGTCCGACATATCCGGCTCGGCGTCGAGCGCCACGGGCGCCACGGGGCGCTCAGGGGGCGCGGGGCGCGGGATCGGCACCCGACGAGCTTCCGCCGGTTGACGCGGCTCGGGCGCCGCCTGCCGAACGGGCGCCGCCTGCACCGGACGGGACGTCTTGCGGGCCGAAGTCTTGCGGGCCGAAGTCTTGCGGGCCGAAGTCTTGCGGGCCGAAGTCTTGCGGGCCGAAGCACGACGGGTCGGAGCCGGGGCCGGAGCGGCTTCCGCCTGCCCCCGCCCCTTGGCCCTCGCAACCAGCCTGGCTTTCATCCCCTTGGGGAGCGAAAACTGGTCGAGAAAGCTGAGGTCGTCCCCTTTACTACCCGGCGGAGGGGAGAAGAAGTTCTGGGAGTTGGGTCGGATGGTCATCGTTTTCCCTAGCTTTCAGGACCGTCGATCTTGCCCCGGCCGGAGGTTCGCCGCAAGCGGAAGGCGCGCGGCTTGACGAGAAGCGTGCTTGTAACCAGAAATGCGCCCGACGTCCTGCACGCTGTGGTGACCGAGGTCACTTTTCACGCACACGAACTTGCCGTCTCGCCAAGTGATAGCGAAATTCCCGTGATGCACATCGGCTCCGAACAGTATTCCGTTCGCAGCGCACCAGGCAACCCCGAAACGAAAATCCTGCTCGACAGGGGAGGCTGTCAGCCCCTCCGAGGCGCGGCGCAGGAGGTTCTCCTCCACCGACTCTTCGTTGTTCTCTACCTCAAAGAGATAGTCCAACGCCGAGAGGAGGGTTTCCTCGAAGAGCCGATCGGCTTCTGCCTCGCTGACGCCGGATGCCGCCACGGCCTCCTTGATGAGAAGCTCTTTCGTGGAAAAAACATCGCCTTCGGAATGGTCGGCGAGGGTGAGCACTTTCTCCGTGACCATGCCGTAGACCACATCGACAAGGGGGCTGAGGCGCGTCTTGACCGCGAAGGGGAGCTGGATGCGGAACACCGTGTAGGTGCGGATGAGGCCAGGGATGGCGGCTTTCGCCTCCGCGAGCTTCATCGCGACGTAGGCGTCTTCGGGGTCCGCTGTGACCTTGAGCACATACATAGGATCTGGCAGCTCGAACGCCGCAGCGTACCCGCCGCTCCCGAGCCAGTCGTGCTTGAGGCTCCCGTCTCGGACCCTCTCCGCGATCCCCAGCCGCCCGACCACGCGAGGGACGAAGCGGAGCAGTTCGATCCAACCCTCGCCGCCGGGCTCGTCGTCGCTAAGGCGGGGAGGGTGCGTTGGCGGGCTGCCCACCGACGCCGCTGCGTCCTTCGATGGAGCTAGAAGACCTTGCAACCTTCGCTCCATCGGGAGCCCTTCTAGGGCTTCCCGCTTCGCCGTCGCCGTCGCCAACCGACGGGCAGGTTGTTTCTCCGCGTCTGCGCTGTACTTGCCTTCTGCGAGGCGGATCTTCCTGCGGGCGGCGGCGGCAAAATCTCGGACGTTGCTGAGAGCGGCGCTATCGACGCGAATCCGAAAATAGTCCGCTGCCGTGGCCGCAGCTTTGTGTGCGGCGAACGCCGCGACAGCGGCCAGCGGGGCCACATCTCCGCGAGCGTTCTCCGCCCCGATCGCCGCCTTCTCGACCGCGTCCCGAGCCTCCTCCAGACGCTTGTATATCCAAGGCGTGCGGGGGGCGGCAACCCACTCGTCGCAGACCGCGAGAGCGGCCTGTGCGACCGCGAGCGCAGCGAGAGCAGCCTCGGGCGGAGGCGCGGCGCCTTGCCTGGAAGTCTTGCGCCTCTCGACGACCTTTTTCGCGCGCTTCAACCCCGGAGGGGATGGCAACCGGCGAGCGGCTACCGCCTCGTCTTCGGGTGGATCGAAAAGATCGAGCAGGTTGCGAGGTGGCTTCATGGGGCTTCATGGGGCGGAGCGTCGAGGAACACCGCCATGTCGAAGGACTCCCCCGGCAGGAGGTCGAAGAAGCCCGCCTGATCCAGAACCGCGCGACCCTCGTGCGTCGAGAGCTGTAGGTCGATCGCGCCCGCGTCCGTGCTGAGCGCCGTGTGCAGATGGTAGACCAGATCCGTCCACGTTGCAGGCTTCGTCCCGCCGCGCTGGACGGCCTGAAGCTCATCTCGGACCCTGTCGAGGAAATCGGGCGAAGACACCTCGTACAAGTGCTCGTTCGCCTCGTCGTCGCCTTGCGGGCGGCGGATCTCAATCGCCTCGAACTCGTCCTGCTCTGCGGGGGTCAAAACATCGGCAGATGTTTGCATCTGCTGCGAAGATTGCGCGGGCGAAAGCTCGACCTCAGCAGAGCGCTTCTCGGAGTAGAACTTCTTCGCCTCCGTAAGCGTGAGAGGTGCAAACTCCAGGGGCTTCTCCTCGAAAACACCGTCCGCTTGGTTCTGCCCCCAGTGCGCCTTCTCGACCTCGCGCAGAGGGGTGTCGGCGTTCCCGTACGCCTCGTAGTGCAGGTCGAGCGCAGCGGGGCCGGGCTTACACACAGCGGCGGCGACTGCGCCCTGTCGGATGCCTTCCGCGTAGACGAAAGACTCGATCTTCCCCAGGTTCCGAAGCACGTCTGAGAGGACTGACGCATCAGCCCCCGACTGCGCCAGGCGCAGGTACAGCTCGGTGCGCAGGACGAGGTAGCGACGTTCATCTTCGACCAGACGGAAGCGGATCAAGCGACACCTCCAGGTGCGTTGAACTTCGGCGCGTCCGTGTCTCCGTTGAGAACCTGGACCGCCTCGCCGATCAGGGAAGCCGTCACCGATTCGGTCATCGACTCGATGTCGTTGATCCCCGACCCCTCAGCATACAACCGCAGGGTCGCCAGAACGACGCTGCGGACCTCTTTCAGATCGAGGCTAGTCGCGTAGGTGGTGCGCGTGGCCGTGTCCACGGTCACGCAATCCGGGTAGTCTTGGAGATCGAAACCCTCCGCTCCGAGATTGACCTCGAAGCACCCGAGGGCGATGAGCAGAACGCCGCACGTCGCCCGCGACTCCACGGTGCTCGGCAGAGCCCCTCGGGATGCGACCTCCGACGAGAGGGTCAGGTCACCATCGTCGGACTTCCGGTAGAGAATGGTGATCCGCAGATCGGTCGCTTCTGGAGTCGGCTGCATCTGGATTTGCATGGCCCGAGAGTAGGTACGATTGTCTGACGACGCAAGCGGCGTCAGCCCGAGTACGGCAGCATCGTGAACGGCAGCCCCGTCGCGTCGCGGCTGTTCGGGGCGAGCTGCCTTTCGAGCATATCCGCGATGCCGCGAACCAGCGCCTCGGGGTCTTGCTCGTTGACTCCGAGGATTTCTCCGAGCACCTGCCTTTGGGCCTGCGCCTCATCGAGATCGACACCGTCGAGCACGGCGGCCACCGCCTTCGCCTTCGCCACAAGCAGGTTCGCCATGAACTCGTCCACGGTGCCAGGGGCGTCGAGGTAGATGGCACGCATCTCGTTCTTCTGGCCGATGCGCTCCATGCGTCCCTCGGCTTGGACGAGATCGCCCGGACGCCACTCGCGCTCGATGAAGAACATATCGCTCGCACGGGTGAGGGTCAGACCGCTCGCCTTCTTGATTGACATGATCACGAGATCGTAGGTTGGGGTAATAGCTCGCTCGTTCTCGTCGCGCCCCTGGAATCCGTTGACGATCTGATTGGCTAGAGCTGTTGACGTGTCGCCGTTGATCGTGCCGTGGCGGAGGGGCGTGTCCAGTACACCCCTCGCGTTGAGGTCGTCGATGCCCCTGGCGATCAGTTCGATGACATCCTTGTGGACGGCCATCACAATCAGCGGGCGACCCGTGCCGTTTCGGAATTCCACGATCTCGTCGAGCAAGGCGTCCACCTTGCCAATGGCGGAAAGACGCCGGAGGGTCGTGAGCTTCGCCAGCGCTTTGCCCCGGTCGGCCTTGTGAGCCGCAGCGGTGCCCTTGACGTTGCGCAGATAGGCGATCAAGTCTTCCGCTGCGTGCCGGTAGTCGCGAGCGCCCTTCTCACTGAGTTCGACGTGCTTCACAAAGCGCGAGAGCGACGGTAGATTCAGGAGCGCTTTCAAGCGGCGAAGCATGAACCTGCCTTCGATCAAGCCATTCAGCTCAATGCCGTTGGAGACGCCCTTGCACGTCGGCCTCAAGCCCTTCTGCTTGCGGTTATATTCCTTCCGCTCAGCCTTCCGCTTGGCCCGATACCCCTCCATCTGCTCGCCCTCGCTACAGTAGCGACCACAGAAGTAGTCGTAGTCCTGCCAAGGGTACTTTTTCCTCGGGGGTGCCCCGTAACGGCCGGGCAATTCGACCGCAAACGGGTTGTCCCGGTCGTCGATCATGTTCATCGGAGGGAACATCTCCTTCGGTCGGTTCATCATCGCCGTACCCGAGAGGAGGTAGAGCCGCGAACGAGGATTGGCTCGCTGGACTTGGTAGAACGCCGTGGCGTGCCCCTTCGAGGAGGCAGCCAGCTCGAAGGTGACCTTACGGTCCCCCGCAGCATCGTACTCATCGAGCTGGACCGGCTTGAAGTCCATGTTTTTGACGTTCTGGACCTCATCCGCGATGATCGTCTTCCACTTACGCCGCATCAGCCAATCGACGTGCGCAGCGAGAAGGTGGTAGCCGATAATCACCACGTCCGTTCGCATCGACTCCAGCGGGGGGGTCTTCCTCCCCTCGATCACACTCACCGTGGAACCGGGCCGCCACATCCCGACTTCCCGAACCCAGTTCAGCTTGAGGTGGTTGGGGCAAACAACCAAGGTAGGGAACTCGGACGCGCAGATGCTCTGGAGCGTCTTACCGAGACCAGGCTCATCTCCGAGGAGGGCACGGCCCTTGAGCCATAGGAACTTGATCCCGTCAACCTGATGCTCGAAAGCCGTCTCAGGGATTTTCAGTTGCGCCAGCTTTTCCTCGTCCGAGACCGAGAGAACTGGGGGTGCTTCGCCGCCGAGCCGCTTGGCCTCCTCTAGCCGGAGTGCTTGGAGACGGAGCGCTGCCTCCCGAGCACTGATCAGCTTCACGCTGTTGAGGTCTTCCAGCACCGTGTAGAAGTCCGCCGGGCCTTCGCGCTTCTCGATCGAGCGGAAGCCGACGCGCTGCGGGAACTGCGGCGAGGCATCGACTACGACGTATTCCTTGTCCTGGTAGTTGACAAAATCGCCGATATGAAGGACGGGAGGAGGCGGAGGTGGCTCATTGAGAGCTTCGACAGGGATGTTCCGAGGGAGCGGCTCGATCGGGAACGGAACCTCGATAGAGGGCTTCGTCGGCAGGACCGACAAGTTACCATCTGGTCCGACCAGGAAACCTCCCGGCCAGAAGGGGAGCAGGATGTTGATGACTTTGGGGAGGTTGACCGCCTTGAACGAGCGGAGCCAGTCGCTACCCTTGCGGTAGACCTTGATGATGTCGGACCGATTTCTCGCAGCCTGCACGAAATTCGGATTGTACCCATCGAAGAAGAGGATCAGCTCGTCTCCCGTGCCGCGCGTGAAAAAGAGCTTCGGGTCGACTGTCGCGCGCATGGCGTCTGACAGCTCCGTGTAGCCGAGCGCGAGGCAGATCGACTGCGCGGCGCAGAACGCGGTCTTCGCGGCGTCGTAGCCGAGCGCGGTGACGCTGTCGGCGGTGACGCCGTAGGTCATCGCGAGCGAGGCGTGGTAGATCGCCACGGCAGCGGTCTTCTGGGAGACCTGCCCTTCGGAGAGCTTGCCGAGATCGGCGCGCAGCTCATCAGGCATCGAGCGCAAGAACGCTCGGAGAAGCTCGACGGATCGCGGACCTCGGGGGAGGGAGGCGAGAATTTCCGCGACTTCGCTGCCAAACCCTCGGGCCTGATCGGCCTGCGTGTCGAGGGTCGCCCCCGTCACAGCGTCGATCTGAGGCCGCTCTCGATTCGCCCACGCTTCTTGGTAACCCATGACGGGGGAGGCTAACACACAGGCGCAAGCGGCGCACATCAAAAACGCTTGCACCTATAGGCGCACTGTGTCACACCGAGCCGGTGGCACCACGGAACCAACGGCTCGACTTCCACTGGATTCTCGACGGGAAGCTGGCGCAGGGGGCGTACCCCAAGCCGCCGATCGAGGCGTTCGGGCCGTTCGACATCGTTGTTTTCTGCGCCGAAGAGCTGCAACCCCGACTTGTCGCCCTGCCACGGACGAAAAAGGCGGTCTACGTCCCGATGGACGACAACCCCTACCAGCCTGTCCCGACCGCCGACGCGAAAAGGGTCCGAGAGGTCGGTGAGATGCTCGCTAAGGACGTGCTGGCGGGCAAGCGCGTGCTCGTGACGTGCGCGATGGGGGCGAACCGCTCGGGGCTCGTCACGGGGATGACCCTGCGTGCGCTCGGGCACGGGGGCGTGGAGTCGGTGTCCCTCATCCGCGAACGGCGAATCCTCGGGGACGGCCAGAAGGCGCTCTTCAACCCGATCTTCGCGTCGTTCGTCGAGAGCAGCAAGTAGCCGTGTCTGCCGACGTGGCGAGGAAGCCGAAGCTCGAAATCCCTGCGTCCGCTCGATACAAAACCGCCGAGGGGCTCGCCAGCACTTTCTACCGAGCGCAGAAGGAGGTCATGCTGTCGGACATCAACAACAGCTTGCTCCCCTACTTCGCCCGGAAGTACCTGAAGTTCTTCTTCGAGGTGCCCCAGGAAGACGTCAAGCGAGCGCTGCTCCACGGAGACCCTTGGTTCTTCATCGCCTGGCGCGGGCGGCTCGCAGAAGTAGACCGGACGATGATCGAGACGGGGCGCGCTGTAACCGATCGGTGGTCCTTGGCACGCGCCCAACATATGCTTACCCTCATGCAGATGGTCGCTGACAAGAGGCTCGTCGCGCTCGGGGGCGTGGCGACGCACGCGGAAAACAATGGCGAAGCTGCGAATCCAACTGGGAAGAACGACTGACGGCGAGCCGGTTTTCTTCACCAAAATCTCGTACCAGCAGATGCACGCCCGCAAGGCGCTGCACAGAGCGGGCTTCTACTACGCGGGGGACGACTCCCACGTCAAAGCCCCTGACTGCGTGCCAGCGAACGGCTGGTGGACGAAAAAACCGGAGGCGGCAGCCCACTTCCTTGACTTCGCCGACACGGACGCGATCGAAGTGCTCCTGCCGATCGCGGAGCACATGGCGCGGAGCCGCGCCACGGACTGCAACAAGTTCGACGTCTCTCTCGTGCCGAACGGCAAGCGACCCTACGGCTACCAGAAAGCGGGGGTGACGTTCGCGCTAGGCCGGTACGCGGCGGGATCGAAAGGTGTCCTGATCGCTGACGAAATGGGGCTGGGGAAAGCTCAGCCGTTGAGCGCTCGTCTCCTGACCCCTACGGGTTGGACCACAATGGGTGCGATCCGGGTGGGCGACCTTGTAGTCGGCTCCAATGGGAAACCGACCGAAGTGACGGGAGTATTCGACCAGGGTGTGAAGGAGATTTTTCGTGTTGTCTTCAGTGACGGCTCCGCCACTGAGTGCTGCGACGAGCACCTCTGGCTCGTCAACTCTGCGCTGCGAAAGTGGAGGAAGAACGATCCGCGTGCCCTACCCCTCTCACAGATTCGTAAAAGGCTCGCGAAAACTAACGGGAACAGACTGCACTATATCCCCTTGGTCGCTCCTGTAGCCTTCGAGGGGCGAACCGACTTCGTTCTCGATCCCTACCTACTCGGAGCATTGCTCGGAGATGGGGGGATCGCGCACCACGTCATGTTCTCCTCGGCCGACGCAGACATGGTCGAGACGATCAGATCCTTGTTACCGCCGGGTCAATCGATCAAACACAACAGCAACTACGATTGGTGTATCTCGGGCACAGGCCGCGTCGGGGGCAACATCACCCTGAACGAGCTTCGCCGTCTGGGGTTGTTCGGTAAGAAATCAGAGACTAAATTCATCCCAGACGAATACAAATTCGCATCTGTCGAGGTTCGCCAAAAGGTCTTGCAGGGTCTTCTCGACACCGACGGCCATGTCCGCCCAGACAACAATATCGAATACTGTTCCTCGTCGAAAATGTTGGCAGAGGATGTCCAGTTTTTAGTAGAGTCTCTAGGTGGTACAGCGAGGATTCGCCCGAAGAAGACGAAATGCTTGCCCTCCTACCGGATGAGTGTGGCGCTGCCCCCGCAGATCCTCCCCTTCCGTTTGCCTCGAAAGGCCGACGTCTATCACCCGAGGGGGGAATACCCGCCTTCCCGATCCATCGTATCTGTGACCCCCGTCGGTCTGGGGCAAGCCCGCTGCATCTCCGTAGCGGCCCTTGACCATCTCTACGTCACCGATCGCTTCCTCGTCACGCACAATACCATTCAAGCCGTCCTCGTCGCAAATTCACTCCCCGTCGGTGCGAAAATCCTCGTGCTCTGCCCCGCTTCAGTGATCTCGAACTGGGGTTCGGAGCTGTCGAAGTGGGACACAAAGAGGCGGGTGGTCTCCCTCATCACAGACACCCACCAGAAGCCAGGTACGGACGTGTTCGTGATGAACTACGACCGCTTCGCGGGCGCGTCGGGGGACGACATCACGACGGCGTTGATGACCCAACGGTGGTCGCTCATCATTCTGGACGAAGCGCACAAGCTCAAGAACCCGGCGTCGAGTAGGACGCGGAATATCTTCGGCCACTACGATCACGGCGTCCGCGTCTCCCCTGGTCTCATCCACGTCAGCGAGCGGCTGCTCGCGCTCACGGGAACCCCCGTCGAGAACCGCGTCAAGGAGTTCCTGCCGCTGCTCCGCGCACTCGAAGCCGACGTCACGCGCAACGAGGCCGAATACCTGTTCCGGTTCTGCGGTGCGGTACAGCGAAAGGACGGGACGTGGAACTTCGAGGGCAGCACGCGCTGCGAGCAACTCCAAGACGCGCTGCGCTCGGACGTCATGGTTCGTCGCCTGAAGCATCAGGTCTTCGTAGATATGCCCCCTAAGATCCGCTCGATCGCCTACCTCAACTGCGGCGACGTCGCGGAGTCCTACCGCAAGCGTGAGCGGTCGGTGGTTCAAGGGCTCGACAAGCTCGAAGCCGATGTGTCGGCGTTGTCGGAGACGGGGGCCGACTTCGCAAAGGCTGTCAACTCGCTCACGAGCAAGCACTGCCCCTTCCAAGAGGTCGCCGCCCTGCGCTCCGCGCTCGCAGCGGTCAAGGCTCCGTCTGTCTGCGGCTACGTCTCGGACCTACTCAGCAACGGGCACGGAAAGATTCTCGTCTTCGGGCACCACAAGCTCCTCCTCGATGTGCTGTCCCGGTGCTTCACGGGGCGATCGACTGTGAGGATCGACGGGACGACAAACATCAAGAAACGCCAGGGGATCGTGGACACGTTCCAGAACGACCCTTCCGTGCGCCTCGCCATCCTCTCGACGCGCGCCGCAGGCATCGGCCTGAATCTCACGGCGGCGTCTACCGTGGTCTTCGCGGAAGCCGACTGGAACCCGTCGTGGCTCCAACAGGCGGAGGACCGCGTCCATCGTATCGGACAGACCGCCGATGCTGTGAACATCCACTACCTGATCGTGGATGGTACGCTCGACGCACACGTCATCAAGACGGCCATCGCGAAGATGGACATCGCTGAACGTGTGCTCGACGCGGAATACTCCCTCGACGCCGCCGGTATCGCCGCCGAGACACAGTTCGGCGACGACGACGACGCGGAGGAGGACGCAGCCTAACGACCGAAGACCGTCGCTTGGTAGATGTTCTGCGGCAAGACGCCGGAGCGGACCCCGGTATCGACGTGGTTCTTGACCTCGTGCCACGGCACGACGAAGCGCTGCTCGGAGCCGCAGACGGGGCACTTCGGCTGCGTGAGCACGCCTTGCCGCGTCGGCGTCGTCTCGGGCACAGGCTGCCCGACGAACCACGCTGCCAGCTCGACCCACTTCGTGACCATCTTCCACTGGCGACCGCACTTCATGCAGTTGCCGGTGTAGAGGACGCCGGAGCGCGTCACCTCTTCCTTGACGTTGTCGAGCTGCTCGAAGTCGAGCCCTTCCAGAACATCGACGGCGGTGCTTCGGGCTCCCCGCCCCTCACTCCACAGCTTGTGCTTGTCTTGCATGGAGCCAGTGTAACACGCCTCTCAGCGTTTGCGAGAGGTGCGGCGACGGTTCTTGGACAATTTCCGAGGACGGCTTCGTTTCTGGGCTAACTCTTCCGCGAGTTGGGGGTAGCGGCGGAACGCCTCGGCGACCGCATCTTTCAGCTCGGAGGGGACCGAAAGGCCCAGGGACTCGCGAGCGGTGATGCTCTCGATGATGATGCGATCGAGGTTCATACGCAGGTAGAACTCAGCAGATCCACGCTCACCTGTCCGCTCAGCGTCCAGCATTTTTCGGATAAAGTGGGCGTGCCACAGGAGCATCGGGAGGGTTTCGATGTCCACCCCCATCATTCGCTGCGCCAGAGACGAGAGCAGAGAGGAGACAGACGTGTCTCGGGGGTTGTAGGGCTCCTGCTCCTCGCTCTTCGGGCGGATCGCCATCGGATGCCAGATGCCGACGTCCGCGACGAAGAAGCTGCCGTCGGGGCGGCGATACAAGTCGATCTGATCCTCGACACGCCAGCCAATAGACTCGACGCGCGTCAGCTCGCGCTCGACCTGCTCATACTCACGGTTCGTGAGCCGCTCGACAGGCTCGCCGTACTCTCGGATGAGCGCAGGCAGGCCGTCCGCCGTCTCAACGTAGACGACCTCGGGGACGATGCTCACACCTAGCTCGCGAAGTTCGTTCGCGACGCCTGCCTCGTGCATGAAGTTGCGAACGTGATCCTCGGGCTTCCACGGCTGCCCGTGGATGTTCTCGGCGGCGGGGAGCTTCACCACGATCGGACCCGTCGGTAGGTCGATCTTGTACGTCTCGCCGAAATTGCCGCGACCTAAGAACGTCACGGGCTCCCGCTTGCGCGCCAGCTCCGCGACGCCGAGCGCCCGAAGCACCTCGGGCAGATCCTTGTGCCCTTCAGTGAGGTGCGGTGGAATCGTCGTCCAGTACCCTTCCGACCTCTCCTCCGTCGCCCTGCTCCCGTCAAAGTCCTCGTACTCGTGCTGGACCGTTCGGTAGTCGTAACGATTCCGAGAAGCGCGGGCGGGGTTCGGAGCCAGATCGAGCTTGGATGTGAAGAGGGGGCCGAGGACGAGCTTCCCAGCGCGACCGATGATGTGTTGGCCGACCATGCCCTGCCGAAGCGCTTTGATCCACGCTGGCTTGAGGTGTCGCGCTCGCAAACCTCGCGGGAAGATGTGGACCTCGACCATCTCGTCGGGACCGCAAAGTTCGGAGAGCGCGTACATCCGGTTCCGACCTTCGTGCCCGACCACGAGAGCTGGTTCGTAGATGTGGAAATCGCTGTCTTCCCAGTTGTCAGGGATACGAACGTCGAGCATCGGCGATGCGATCTTACCTCCGTTTTGCATATGCTCGACCAGTGAATCAGCACTGCGCGCCATCGACCGCGCAAGGGGTGGTGAGAGCGCGTGGAACACGCTCGGCGACATCCTCACGCGCAAGCCGAGGTAGTCCACGTTGCCGTTGTTCGGCGTCGCACCTGCACCGTCCCGGTTGTCGATGTAGGTGTCGCTACACGACGCGCCGTTGCGCTGGACGTACTCAGGGAGGTCGGCGATGCTTGGCGTCTCGCGCGCCCACTGCTCCGCCTTCGCCCGCGTGAAGCCTGGGATTCGTCCACCGAAGGCGGCTCGGAGCTGAGCTTTCGAGCGAAATGGCATGGCGGAAAGTACCAAGAAGACCGAGAGGGTGCAAACTATACACCTGTTCAGCCCGACCTTGCGCTTCGGACAGAGGCGACTTACCGTGCGCCCCCATGACGAAGCACATCCTCTTCGCCGCTCTGCTCCTTGCGTGTTCGACGCCTGTGGCAGCGCAAGACGCCCCCATCAACCCTGACCGGACCGTGAACCCCGAAACACTGATCGAGAACCGCAACGCCGACCCCCGTGTGACCGCCGCCGAAGACCCGGCGTTACTCCTCGCCCAAGCGCTCGTCGCTGAAGCGGGCTGGACCATGCACGCCGACCACGTTGCGATCCCCTATGTGATCTCCCGCCGCGCGACTCTCCCGGCCTTCCGCCATGCGGCGCAGCCCGAGAGCGCAGTCCTGCTCGCCTACGTTTCAGCTTTCCGCTGCTACGGGCACACCTGCGACACGGAGCGCATGGGCCGGATGCGCTCGCTGACATGGCCCATGCTGGAGGCTCGCGCGCCGGAGATCGCTCGGCTGGCAAAGGCGTGGGTCCACGGAGATCGACCGCGTGACCCGTGCCCCGCTGCGTGGCATTGGGGATCGCATCACGACGGCCGCAACTCGCCGCTGCCGATCATCTCGTGCGGGCAGACGACCAACCTGTTCCTCGGCAAGCTCTCGACGACGCCTGCGGCGTTGCCCGCCGAGCCCGGAGCCTCTGCGGTTCCCGCCCGCCTCGCCCGAGGCCAGCACGGCCCCCGGTAGGCTCAGGACGCCGCTGTAGTAGTCGGAGCGGGCGCGGAGGCGCCCGCACGACGTTCAGCCCAGGCGCTCTTGGACGACGGCGCTCGTGACGCCAGCGCGGTAGCCGATGCGGACGGTCGGGGGGACACTCGGCCATCCTGCGCCTCCGGGGGGTACAGGCCAGTTCGGGGTGGCTGTCGGAGCAGGGTAGGGGACAGGGGCGTCGTTGGCGAGGTACGCGAGCACAACCTCGAAGGACACGCCGAGACACCGCCCGAACGCCGGGTAGGTGAAGACCTTGGTCTGTCGATAGTTAGGTGGGATGCCACCGGGGGCGGGGGCCAGATTGTCGTACCAGGGAAGGTTATCCCAGGGAGGGGTACTCGGGTTCGGCAGCGGGACGTACCACACGTCGTCGAGCAGGATCGAATCGCTCGTGTTTGGCCGCGCGATGTTCAACGGGGCCGAGCCCCAGTTCGAGGGCATCGTGTCAAGCCGCTTCGGCGAAGGATACCAGACTTTGCGATTGCCTAGCCCCAACCCGCCGCCGGAAGTAGGAACGGTCGTGTTGACGGCTGCGAACTGAGTACCAGGGGCGAACGGCTGATTCAGGACGCTCCAACCGCCGAAGACGTCGGTATCGATCTGCGAGCGACAAGGAGTGCCGCTGGAGATCGTAGGGTCGGTGGGGTCGGGGATCATCCCACCCATGAGGGCGAAAGGGTTGCCGCTCTGCGCGGGGTCGCCAGGGGTGCGGAACTCGACGTTGCTGCGGAGCCACCAAGGCTTGATCCGCAGGCCCGAGACATACACCTCGTCCGGGTTGTCTCGCCCTACCAACTTCTGCGGGAACCCGACTTCGAGGTAGAAGAGGATCGTCTCACCCTCGCGGAAGCAGTCGTAGCTCGGCGCATGGGGCGAGATGACAGGGATGATCGGCCCCTGATTCAAGCCTCCGTAAGAGTACGCAGTGAGCGCCTCGAAAGGGTCATACGTCCCCCTCGGGCCGATCGGTCGAAGGTCTGCGAATTCGGGTCCAGACATATTGCCTCGGAGGGTAGCTTGCTCAGGTTGCCCTGGCAACCACCTTGTTCACCAGCACCGGACGGATGCCGGGGATGTTCGTGAACCCCTTCGTCTCCTTGACTGCCGCCAAGAGAACAGCGTGGTTGATGACCTTGAACTTTTCCGGCACGAGGCCGAAGGCCACGACCTCGTAGGTCCACTCCTCGCGCACGCTCACGCCGTCGATCTTCGGAGGCGCGGGGGGCACCGCAGCGATAGCGATCTGCGTCGCAGCGCTGTCCCCCGCCGAGTGCGCGGCGGCGGCGGCGGCGAGCGCAGCTTGACGCTCTTGTGCGCGGAGGGTGTGGTACGCAGCGATCTTCTCCTTGAGCGTCTTCTCGGCCGCCGCGTAGTGGTCCTGGGCGGGCTTGAACCACGAGCGAATGGTGGCGAGCGCGGCGTTGAGCGGGCCGGTCGCCTGCTTCTTTCGCTCTTCGAGCCGGTTGTAGTGACCCTTGACTTCGCCGAGAATTTCAGCGGCGAAGGCCAGGTCGGCATCGCTGGTGATCGGGAGACCTTGAATCTCTGTGAGCGCTTCGCGCGCTACGCCGACCTCGTCCTCCGCCTCAGCCTGCACCGACGGGGAGGCGAGCTGCGTCCCGACGGTCTCCCCCACCGCGTCGATGACCGCCGTAGACGACGGCATGGGCTCCGTGGGCGTCGCCTGCGTCATGTCTCCCTTGGAGTGTCGCTCGCAGAGCGGCACCTGCACCCCTTCGCGACCGAACGGCGTGCCCTCGACGAGCACCACCGACGGCGACTGGCACCTCATCACACCGCACTCACCCTGCTTGAACGACTTGACGATATTCATATCAAAATCCCCTTCGTTTGTAGGTATTCCAGCGCTTGCGTTTCTGTGATGGCTCCCTCGGACTGGAGCGCGACGACGACGCCGACGAGCATCTGTTTCTCGATGAATTTCGGAACGAAAAGCAGCAGGGCACCGGGCAGGACAGCGAGCAGCGGGATCGCCACCGAGAGCCCGAACCACTGGTCCGGCTGGATGCGGAGCGGAGGGATTCCGAGTTCGCGCAAGGTCTTCCGGTACACGGAAAAAGCGTTCTGCATCCCAGACAACGCGAAGAAGCCGAGGACCGCGAGAGATGTGAAGAAAAAAGTGCTCACAGCGACTCCTTCGGCGACCAGGGGAGCAGGCGTCCGTTCGCGTCGTAGATCGCTGTGGCGTCCTTGGAGAAGCACGTCGAGAGGCAGGGCGTGGTCGTGAGCGGTACGTCGGGCATGAACTTGCTCCCGTACAGGCGCATGAGCCGCCCCAACTCTGTCGCGGCCTCGTGCGCAACGGGGATCGGCACCTCGCAGATGATCTGGTCATGCACGAACATCACAGGGCGCGAGCCGAAAAGAGGCGACGAGGTGTCGATGTAGCAAGCCTTCGCCACCGCATAAAGCGCAGCTTTCGCGGCATCCGCCGCGAGCGCCTGGAAGTTTCCGTTGGCGGCCTCGGTGAACGAGACCTCGCCACGGTGGCGCTCACTGAAAAACTGGACGAGGTGCGCCTTCTTGCTGAGGGGGTCGAGCTGGTTGCGCACCCATCGAAAATACTCCGACGCCTCGGGCCACGTCGCAAACCACTGCTGTTTCAGCTCCTCGCAGCGCTCTTGGCTCAGGTTCAACCCGTACTGCGCTCGGGCGTACTCTCGGAATCCGCCGTGCCCGTCGCGGCCCGCCGCCGAGAGACCGCCAGGGAGCCCGAAGTTCAAGGCTTTCGCGAGCTGCCTGGCATCCTTGACCTTCTTCTGCCAGTCCTCCCCGTGCAAGCCCTTGGCACACTCGGCTGCGTGCTCGTAGGTGACGCCTGAGAGCTGCGCCGCGACGTCCAAGTGGACGTCCATTCCGGCGTTGAGTCGCTCGCCCATGCGGGAGGAGCCGACCGTCAGGATGCAGACCTGCGCGAACCCGCGAAGCTCGACGCCGTCGTAGTCTGCGTCGGCGTAGTAGTAGCCCGTGCGAGGGATGAAACACTCGCGGATGCCCATGACGGGGATCATCGGGTGGTCGCATTTCTTACACTTCGTCGCGCTCGCGCTGTTCTTGAACTCGCAGACGGGGCAGCGCGGCTCCATTGCTCGGCGGATGACTTGGACGGGGTAGCCGATCGTGCCGTCGCCCTTCGCGTCACCGCTCGCCGAGGTGCGCCCGGTTTCGAGCAATACCTCGTAGTTCGGCTGGATGGGGATGCTCGTCCCCGCCATGAGCACAGGGACGTCTTTCGTGAGGATCGTGCTGAGCGACGTGTATTGGGCGTAGTAGGAGAGGAGCTTGTCACCCGACTGATCGCAGGCGTCTTCATCGAGCGACACCTGATCCTTCTCCGTGAGTTTCAGCGGGCGGCCTTGCGCTGCCATCGCGGCCTCCATGCGCGCCTTCGCCGCTTTCGTGCTGCGCGTGACCTTGACCTTGCCGCTGCGCACCCCCGTCTGAACCGTCACGAGGCCGCCTGCGACGAGCGCGGTGCGCAAGCGGTCGAGCGTCTCCGTCGTCTGCGTCACGAGCCGAGCCACGCGAGCGCGGTCCGTTCGGATGCCGTAGACGCTCTGGAGGTGTAGCGCCCACGCCGCCTTGCACTGGCGGTCCTCATCCGTGAGCCAACCGTGCGAGCGGTACGCCTCCTGCTCGGTGTGGACGAGGAGCGGCGTTACCGTGTCTTCGCAGGGGTAGACCAGGGCGCGCTCGGGCCACGCCGAGAGGGGGACGTTCTCCAGCTCCGCGTAGCGCAGCCGCCAGCCGTCCTCCCCCTTGTCGAGCGCGGCGTCGAAGCAGCGCCGAGCGAGGTCATTCAAGCCGTAGTTGAACTGCGTCCACTTATTTTCCGCGCTGAAAAAGCCCCGGTAGCAACCGGCGGCAATGTCAAGGAGTTTCTGCCGAATCAGAACGTCTCGGATTCGGTTCGCGTCGTAAGCGTCGAAGATTTTCCGCAGGAGGTGGGGCCACTTCGCCGCGATGACCCCCATGTCAAAAGCGATGTTCGCGCCGACGAGGATGACCTCCTCGGTGTCGAGAAGCTCTTCGACGAAGGGTAGTGCTTGGTCGTGGCGCAGGAGGCCGGACCACATACCGCAGCCGGTCGGCGCCGGAACGGTCGAACGAAAGTAGCCTTCCTGTGTGATCGGGCCTTGAATGTCCGCAGCGGTATGAGCCCACGATGTGCAGACGAGCGGAGGCGTGAGCAACCCCGGTCGAATGAGGTGCGTCTCGGTGTCAAGACCGACGAGCATAGAAACGATCTCCCGAGAAAAAGTTGAGTAGAGGCGGCCCAGCGGCCCGACGGGCCGCCTCTACCGGAGCGAACCGGACGGTCAGATCAGGGCTGGCGGACGTCGTCCGTCTGCGGGTTCCAGATCCAGCCCGGCGACGTCGGGTGCGCCTGGTAGCCAGCGGGCATCGTCTTCGTAGCCGGAGGCGTCGGCGGGGCAGGGGGCGGCGGGGCGGCGGGGGCGGCCTTCGCGGTCGAGGTGAGCTTGGTCGCACCCTCGGGCTCCGAGAGGAACGCCCACTGGTGGATCGTGAAGTCGGTGTTGCGGCGGGTCTTCGTGATCGTGCAGGAGAGGCGCATGAGCGTCCCCGCGAGCGGGTTCGAGTCCGAGCAGGCGAGGTCGCACTCGTCCTCGGTGATGTGGTCGGCGGGCACGTCGAGCGCCGCCGCCATGAAGCCCTTGATGTTGCCGGGGGCCGACTCGTGCTTGCTCAGGTTGATGACCTGCGAGCACCGCGTGCCGGGGCGACGCTCCGGGTTGTCCGACTCGACGATCTCGGTCTCGATCACGAACATATTCTCGTTCATGCGAGAGAGGATCATCTTCACCGCGACGATCTTGACCTTGAACGTCCCCGCGAGGAAGTAGATCCCGCCGCCGTTGACCGAAGCACCGTTGACTGCGCTGAAAATACCCATAACTTCACCTATTCTGTCGATGTGATGTTGCGATCGAAACACCCGCGCCGGAATGGAGCGGAGAGACTGCTACCACCGTGGTCCGATGGTGTCCTTCATATCAAGTACAAGGTCGGCGTACAGCAACTTCTGCGGCGAGCCGAGCGTGTCTTGCAGATACCTCGCATCCGCGAGCGCTTGTAGGAAGCCGTCCATCTGCTCTTTGCAGGCGAACATGACATCGTAGCTGACTTCGTCAGCTTCTTGACCTTCTCTGTGGGTTCGACCGAGGCAGTTCCCGACCACCGCGACTTTCCCGTTTCGTCGCGTAACAATGGCGCCCGAGTCCACAGACACGCACCACACTCGCTCCGATGTCGAAGAGGGGAGCACACCCCAACGCTGACGGCCATCCGAAATCTTCAATGTTGTGACTGTCCAGGTGGTGTCCTCCGAGATACGCAGCATCCACACACTCTCCCCCCTGGAGATATTGCAGCGCAAACCACGGCGAATGCAAAGCGACTGCACTTTATCTGCGACGCTCTTCCTCCGGGTTGCGATGTTTTGCGTTCCTGGGGTGTACCTATCGTAGTCGTACGTTCCAGGGGTCTTACTCCCGTCGCCGAGCCACAGTCCGTGGAGAAAGACGAGAAGTTGCTCTCGCGTCATCGCATCCAGCGTGTCCGGCATCTCCTTGTCGATGTAAGGAGCGAGTCGCCCCCAACCTGTGCCGCCTTTAGTCCGCCTGGGCATACCCTTCGACATGGTCCACTTGTGTAAGGGGTGTTTCCGTTCCCCGTAGTTTGAAGGTGTCGTGCAAATAGAGTGTCCGAACCTGAAATCAAGCTCCGCCAGGGTCTTCTCGATTGTCGCGATGATGTCGGGATACCGCGTAGACTGGAACAGGGCCAATGTGTTGTTTTTAGGGGAGAGATTTCCATCGGACATGAAAAGTCCGATGAAGGTCAGCTCGGCATCTGACAGAGGTACACCTTCTGCGGATTGTACCCCCGCCAGCGGGACTCTCGCCCGTTGCGGCATCTTGGCGGCCTCTATGAACTCTCGCGGGGAATACACAAAACCGTCACGACCTCCGTTGCCGAAACGCCGCATCCTTTGCACAACCATGCGGTGCCCAGCAGTCACCCGGATGTCCAGATGGGGGTTCGAGATACCAAACATATCCTCTTCGCCGAGAAGACGTTCGACCCTTCGACCTTCTGACCAGTGTATGCTGCCATCGGAAATGCTGTACGCGGCTACCTTGGACGTGATCGAGTCGTCTATCCCCTTCCACCCCTCCTCCGTTAGAACTTCTGTCCGCTCATCGAGGCATTGCTCCCAGGTCTTCCCGCTCGGGGGGCAAGAAACCACGAGGCTCTTGTTCCACTGTTGCAAGTTGCGACCTTCCGCGTTTGCGGCAATCGAAGCGATGCACGGCCCTCGTCCGTCCTCGATCATGCGCTTCTGCTTGTCGAGCCCGCCGCCGCCATAGTAAGACAGGCCGGTCAACTCCGCAAGACGTTCACCGAACGCAATGTGCTCTACCCAGCAGATTCCGTCGTTCTTTCTCAACCACTCTGCGGCGAAGCGGAGAGTGCCGTCGGATACCCATACAGCCTCTTGGTTCGGTACGAAGGTGTCGCGGATCTCCCGCCACGCGAGGTACTCCGTGTTCGGCAGATCCCCCTTGGCGCAAGCGTTGGCGACAGGCAGCTCGGAGTCGAGCCCAGGACGGTGCATCGAGAGGATGTCCCGAGCGAAGCGCGCCCAGTTTCGACGTGCTGTAAGCCACTCCTCCGGCGGACGAGGGTTCCAGCGGTAGTAGAAGCCACAGGCTAGCTCGCGGGCGTGACGCCAGAGCTGGAAGCCGTCGATGACAGGGTGGTCGTCAGGCGTGAGCCAGTCCTTGCGCAGCTTGAGGAAGGCTTCGTCGAGGGCGCTCCCGAGCTGAGGTTGAACCGCCGAGATTGACAGCGATGCGCCGAGGAGAGACTCGCTGGTCGCGACGACCCCCGGCGTCTCGGTGAGCCGACGCTGGTACGCCTTCCGCGCGAGTGAGAGTGCAACGGAATCGGCTGCGTCGTGGATTCTCTGCTGGTCGGCGGGCTCGCAGAGCTGCGAGAGCGCACCGACGCTGAGACGCTGCATATCTTGGATTTTCTCGTCGAGCGCGTTTGACCATTCTTCGAGATCGTACTGCGTCGAAGGGAGCGGCGAAGAGTAGGGCAGGCACCATCGGATGATGTGCGCGTAGTCGCGGAGCGAACGCATCGTGATCGTGCCGGAGAGTGCGACGAACTTTGTCGTCGGATTCTCCTTCATCCATGTACTGATTTTTCGGGTCACGGAGGCATTTTTGTTCTTGACCCTGTGCGTTTCGTCACAGATAATCAAGTCTGGTGCGACTTCGGCGAGCAGCTTCCCGCCGTTCTCGCGACTGAGGATTTCGTAGGAAAGGATCGCGGGCGGCACGATCCTGAAATGCCGCTGGTAGTTGCCGATTTCTCGGATCGTCTTGTCTCGCAGCTTCGCGGGGAGGATGAGCAGCGGGCGCTTCGCTTCGAGGACGATGGGTGCTAGGAGCGACACGGCGGTATTGTGAGTCAGGATGCAGAAGCGCGTCGCGTAGAGCTGGTCGGGCGCGTCTACGGAGATGCAGGTCATTTCCGCGTTTGTGCCGGTGTCGTCGATGTAGTGGACGATGCGAGACGGGCGCTCTGTACCATCCGCAGCAGCCCGCACGAGGTCGTCTGTCAGTGTCAGATGTGGCAGTTGATGCGCGATGCTGAAATCTTCGGCAGCCCACTCGGCGGCCGTTCTCGTCTCGTCTTCGCAAGCGGTCCGATGCAACGTCCACAGATGCCCCGGATCGCAAAGAGCGTACGCCCCGCCCGAGAAAGTGATCCGCCAAACGGGGCGCATACCTTGGGGGAAGACACCCGTCACGGCGTGTAGCTGCCCGTCCGACCCATAGATGCGATCACCGACGCGGACCTCCCCGATCGGCGTCCAACCGCGCTCCAAGAGAACCGGCTCCGTATTCGGTTGAGCTTTGCCGCTGCCCACCTGCATGGGGCCGAAGAGTCCGCCGTAGTCGTGCATCTCCGCGAGCGCCTTCGCTTGGACGGGGCGCAGGACCATCGTGCCCTGTGGCATCCGAAGCCACTGCTGCATATCCGCGAGAAGCTCGGGGAAACCGGGCTCATCCTTGCTCCACTCGCGGCGAGGGAGCGCGAGGATGCGGCGCAGCTCGGCAGAATCCTTGACGCCTGAGCGTCGGAAGATTTTCCCGACCCGAGAAGACTTCGTGAAGTCCTCTGGGCTCTTGCCGGAATACGACAGCAGCTTAGCGAGTGCAGAGGTCATGGGGATACTGGCCTCACCGTGAAGATCACTTCGGCTCTCGGTGTCTCGCCGTCGAAGAAGGTCTCGACGGTGTTTTTCTTAGCTTGCGAATCGTCGTGGTAGACGACCTTGTTGCAGGCGTCGAGCACAGCTTTCTGGAGGTTCTCACCATCGCGGCGACGCTTGTCGGGGTGGTAGAATTTGCAGTCGGATTCGTAGATCCGATCGAGCGGCCACTCGACGCCTTGCTCTTTGAGCAGGTTGATCGCGTGGATGGCCTCCCACCGGACAAACTTCTCCCACGTCCGGGTGTGTGGATCGGAGCGGAAGGTCATCCGCTTCGACATGGGATTGTACGAACCCCTCGCGCGGCGCTTCGTCACGGGGACGCCGAGAATCGTGAAGCGCAGCGTGAGGGGTTCGGTCACGGGGTCAGACCTTCCGAAGCGCGGCGGCGATCATCTCCAGACCCGACGCGATGCCGTGCCAGACCTCGCGAGAGAAGCCCTCTGCGAAGGGCTCAGCCGAGGCGACTGCGGCAGCCTTCTTCGCCTTGGCCGGGGCGGGCGTCGGGGCCGGGGCCGGGGTCGGCACGGGCGTCGGGAGCGGTGCGGGAGCCGCGACGTAGGGCTCGGGCGGCGTGATGCCCGTAGGCGGGGGCGGGGGCGGCGCCGGAGCGGGCGGAGCGGGCGGCGCCGGAGCGGGCGGCGCCGGAGCGGGCGGCGCCGGAGCGGGCGGCGCCGGAGCGG